TGCTGAAGCCGATCGCCCTGCCGCGCGCGACCTTATCACTCGCAATGCTGCGGCGCAATCCCATCTGACCTCGCGTGAGACTGTCTATCGCGCGTTTGTGGACAATGATCCGGTGAAGCTGCAACAGGCTGCGGCTGGGGCGGCAGGTAGCCAGAATCCTCCGGTCGTAGCAGCCCAGCCCAATCCTGCCAATCCCGCTAATCCCCCCGCCTCTCCTCTCAGCGTCTCCCTCGATCAAGTCTCCGCCCTCTTCAACGAGAAGGTGAAGTCTGTCTATACCTCTCCTGAATTCACCGCCGCCGTCGAGACCCTCGCTGAGAAGAAGGCTCAGGCCAAATTCGAGGCCGAGCGCGCTAACGTGATCGGAGCCGGTGCTGAAATCTCTGATACCATCTCCTCCATCCGCGAGAACCACCTGCGCGAGTTCAACGAGCCGTTGGATTCGGCCAAGTTCCGCGAGTACTACGCGGCAGAAGGCCCGAAGCATGGCAACCGTCTGCTCGACACCTACAATGCCTATGTCTCGGAGAAGCGCACTGAGAAGAAAATCGCCGACGGGATTGCTGCCGGACTCGCCGCGCAAGCCACCGCCTCCGTCCCCGGTTCCGCGGTTCCCGGCGTTGGCAACCCTCTGGCCCCCAACTTCGTGGACCACAACATGAAGGTGATCTCCCCGGCTGGAACGGCCGCGCCCTCGGCCGACGCCGACAAAGCCGCGCAGGCCTTCGCGCAGATGCGGCAGGGATGGACGCAGTAGCCGTCTGATCCTGAGCTAGGAATGAACTGGGGGACCGGAGACGTCCCCCAGTTTTTTGTCTGCGTCTGTTGTGCAGGATGGACCAAACGACGCTCTCGAACAAGCCCTCACAGTATCCAAAATGCCGAAGCAGGGGATGGGATTATTCCGTTCATCAATCCGATCCGCTGTTGCAGGTTGAAGCAGCAACCTGCCCTACCCATCCCCTCCCTCCACCCTCCCCCATCTTGACCTCCTCCCCGCGGAAACTTTACATACCGAAATTCTTGTGATTGACTTTCTTCGAGTCGGGTGGTAATTCCCGAAACCTGAAGGAGGGCATACTTCATGCCGCCAAGTGGTAATCAGACAATCTACAACGATTTGACTTCTTTCACCTACCAGTGGATCGTGCCGCGGGTGCAGGATGTTTACTTCAAGGTCTCGACGATCTTCCCGATCCTGTTCCGGCCCGACAACTTCAAGACCTTCTCGGGCTTCCAGATCCAAGTGCCGATCCAGTACGCTCCTCTCAAGGGCGGGCCTACTGTGGACGGCGGCGTGTTCGACATCTCCTCGTTCGAGACCGACACGGCGATGATCTTCGTGCCCAAGGAGTACTACACCAACGTTACCCTCTCCAGACAGCGGATTGCCCTCAACCAAGGCAGCCAAGCCGCGATGTCCTATGTGCAGGTGAAGGTGACCAATCTCTACCAGTCGATGATGCAGTATCTCGCGCAGGACACCTTCCGCGACGGACAGGGAACGGTCTCGGGCTTGAACGCGCTGGACGGCCTGCTGGCCGCCAACGATTCCGGCGCCAACTACCCTCAGTACGGCCAACTGGCCCGCGCCGCGATCGGCACCGGCGCCAACGCCGGAATCGCCGGTTACTACCAGTCCTTGAACACGCCCCTCTCCACTCAGATTCTCCAGTTCGCCTTCGGCGCGGCTTCCTTCGGCAACACCCAGCCGAACCTGGCCTTCATGACGCAGCCGATCTGGGACACGATGTGGCTGAGGATGTTCCCGGCACAGCGCGTGATGGACGACGACCCAGGCGTGATCTCCTTCGGCGCGACCTCGCTGAAGTTCTATGGGAATAAGCGGCTGTTGGTTGACCAGTATGTTCCGACCGGCGACGTTTTCCTGAACCGTGACGAGTTCCTCCAGTGCTACGTGACCGAGGACAAGCTCTTCCAGTTCGGGTTCACCGGATTCAAGGAACTGCCTGACTCTCTCGACGGTGCCGGCCAAACCGTGTTCCTTGGCGACATCGTTAACGCCCAGCCTCGTGTCTCGGGCGTCCTTGTCAACGTGCAGAACACATAACGCGCGCTGACGTAAACCGGGGCCGCACAGCATGCCTGACGGCCCTCCGCAACGTAACAGGTTTGCCCCCACCATATCGGGGCCAGCAGGAAGGTCAGCAGGAGCTTCCTGAACGGAGGAAACTCAGATGTACGGTCCTTATGCCCGTTTTGCCAATCCAACCACCCAGCTCGACTCCACGGCCAAGAATCCTCTCGGCCTCGTCTATTCGCCGCCTTGGGGAACCTACTCCAATGTGTCCGGGGTTTCCAGCCCGGTCTTCTCGACCACTGCCAGTGCTTCTACCGCTGGCTACGGTGCGCCAGGCATCTTCAAGTATGTCTATTTCTACGACGCTTCAGCCCTGACCGGCACGGCGCAGTCCGCGCCAGCTCCGGTCTACTGGATCGACGAGTCGTTTACCACCGTCACCTCAAACGCGGCCGATGCTTATTTCACGACCAATGGTAACTGCGTGGCCGGCTACTGGATGCCGAACACTACAGCCCTCGGTTCCTCTTACACCGCGGCTCAGTGGTATGCGCAGTTCGTTCAGTCTTATGGCTGGATTCAGGTCGGCGGATTCCTCTCCCAAGCCTACGTGTCCACGGTGACCGCTGCAGCCTTGGGTAATCCGATCTACGGCGCAAATACCGGCTCATGGGCTTCCATTGTCGCTGCTGCTTCGACGGCAAGTTCGGCTGGTGTCTCGCGATACCTAGGCGTTCAGTGGTCTGCCGCCACTGCTACCAACTACTTCGACGTGCTAGTCAATGGCGACGCGATGTTCTGGGGCAGCTAAGATCCACGGACTCGAATCTTCAGGAAGGAGACTTAGAAAATGTCGATTACGTGGACTGAAAATGCCGATTCTCGTGCCGTGCTGGCGCCGTCGGTCATCATGCAGCAGAACAAGGCCTCGTTCGGCGCGTCGGATTACGTCAATGGTGGCTATGCTGTCTATCCCTCGGCCTTCGGGCTGTCGTCTATCCGCGCGCTGATCCCGGTTGCATTCAGCGCGTCGGGAGCGGGAAATCCGGGCGGATATGTGTGGGAGGCTATTGCACCTGCCACCGCCGGGCCAGCCGCGACGTACCCGTGGTATCTGAGGGCGTTCCAGCAGACTTCTGCAACCGGACCGCTGGTCGAGCCAGCCACCTCCGCGTCGTGTAACTTCAACGGCGGGACGATGGATTGGATGGCTATCGGCTACTGATGGCAGAATTTGTAGTGTGATTGTTTGTTGCCGCCGTTGCTCGCTGCCCGTTGCCTTGCTGGTTGTTTGGCCTGCCCGCTGTCTTGCCGCTTCGCTTGTGACTCCTTGGGGGAGTGCGGGGCAGGACGGCGGGCTTTTTCTTGAGGTGGATTGATGAGTTCTTGGTCTAACGCGCCGATAGCAAACGCAGCCAACCAGGTTCTTCCCACGCCGGGCGTGAACCCGTGGCGCAACCAGATGAACTTCGCGCAGATGGTGGGCGCGATCTCCAGCGAGAATCCCGACATCGACCCCAGCGACGTTCAGGTTCAGATCAACTCGATCGTCCGCGACATCTATGACCGGCGAACTTGGTCCGGCCTGTTCATTCGTGGCCAGATCGCTACCACCGGCTTCACCGTTGGCGGCTCGGTCAACGTTACGCAAGGCTCGAACCTCATTCAAGGAGTCGGTACCTCGTGGACCCCTGCCGTCGTCGGCCAGCAGTTCCGCCTCGGCTACAACACTCCTCCCTACAACATCACCGCCGTTGATCCCTTCGCGCAAGTTCTCACCATCGAGATGCCGTGGGCCTCGAACAGTTACTCGACGGCTGGCTACTACATCGCACAGTATTATTACACGCTGGGGTCGAACATCAAGTACGTGCACACCGCCAAGAACATGCTGATGGCGTGGCGGCTGCGGCTGGACTACACGCAGCAGACTCTGGACTCCCGCGACCCGTGGCGCGCAACCGTGTTCACGCCTACCGCCCTCGTGCAGATGCCGCCTGACCCCAACGGGAATTACCAAGTGGAGCTGTGGCCTGTACCTTCCATTGTTCAAGCCCTCCCATGGATTGCCTACTGTCAGCCTCCCAATCTTGTGAACGACCCTGACGCGCTGCCCCCTGCTATTCGCGCTGACATCGTAGTGGACTTCGGGCGCGCATGGGCCAAGACCTACAAAGGGCCGAAGTGGAACAAGTACTACGACAAGCCGGAGGCAGACCGGTTACGACAGGAGGCGGAGTACAAATTGCTGTACATGGCCAAGGCTGATGAAGATCTCTACCGCCAATCGATCCTTTTCCGCAACGAGGATATTCGCGTGGCCCCAGACCTGCTCTCCGGCTACCGCAACGCGATCTGGGATTTCAATCACGGCGTTCCGGCCGGGGAAGGCAATTCGGAATGGTCTTGGTAGCTTGGCTCTCAGAAAGGACAGTACGATGCGCTCTACATCCATGAAGCACGAAGAGGCGCGGGAAACTCCGCGTCAGGAAGCTCGTTATCATTCGCCAGCCTTCTTGCGTAAGGCGGCTCGCCTGGCCGAGGGCAAGCGCAGGGGCAAGCGAGCCAGCGCGAGGGGAGCAAGCGCGAGGGGAGCCAGCATGCGTACCTCTCGGCGCCGGAGCCGCGGATGATCTGCACCTGTGGGCACGACTCGCCGTCTTACTCAGTCAGGCTGTCTCCCGCTGGTCCGCGAACGGTCTGCCGGCACTGTACGTCGTCGCATCCGCGCGCGTCTGTGACCAATCCGTTTGCCACGCTGAAGCTCGATCACGCTCACGACGAACTAGGCAACCCGGTAGAAGTCTCCTCCCTGCGCCAGCTCCAACAAGCCGAGAAACGCTACAAGTTCAAAAGTCTTGTGGCCAACGAGCGCGAGGCCGATTTCGACAAGCCGCCGCAGCATCGGCAGAAAGACCTGTTCGAGGCCACCAGCGAGGCGGGCGGATGGCTCTACCCAGAGGTGGCCGAGTCGATGATCCAAGAATTGCGCGAGGCCGGGGAGATTTAACCCTCTAGTCCCTAGCCTTACCGCTTGACCTCGTATAAACTGCCCCCCGACGGAGGTTCCTTATGGCCGAGATGTTTCGCAAGTGCGTTGACCAGAATGGCGTCGAGATTAGCGGCAACTCTCATCCTGTGACCGATTACGGCCACTCCGCCAATGAGCAACGTCCGTCGCAACCGCACTGGATGGCTGGCTATGACGGATTCGGCGGTTACACGGAACCACCTGCCGAGACCATCGTCCACAAGACCAAGGACCGCGTGATTGGGGGACAGAGAAGTCGGGCCGGTGCCATGATTTTCGAGGGCGACCTTCTTCCCCGCTCAGAGCGCGTCCCTCGCGAGGAAGCGGGGCGACCCATTGAGAAGCACGACCCGTCCTGCTGGTGCGATCTGTGTCATCCACCGCAGCCGCCCACAGAGCCAGTCAAAGCATACCGGAGGTAAGGAAGGCAAGGAGGTAGTAGATGTCTCTTCGCGGATTCGGAAACCAAACTCTCACAGGCTCGCCGCAGCCGCTGATCGGCTCGCAACTTCAGTCTGCTGTCACTCCCTCTCCTGACTTCTATACCGGCCGGCTCGATCCCGGTTCCCAGTCCTCCTCCTCTCTGCTCTCCGTCTATGCTCCTTCCCTCTTCCGTCAGGGCGATCACGTCATGGTGGGAGCGTCCAACTCCTTCAACCAAGGCTCCACTACCTCGGTCGATGGCGGCACGGTCCAAGCCGTCAACGCCTCGGCCTCGAACATCCTCGTCACCGGCTTGATGCGCAGGCACTCCGCTGGGGAGTGGGTGATCCTGGCCGTCCCTGTCTCTCAAGCCCTGATCCAGGTTCCTAGTGGGAACTCGGGCGCGCAGGTTTACTTGGGAGAGGACGCGACGGTAGCGTCTACCTCCCAGACCCTGATCGCAGCAATTCCGAAAAACACCGTCCAGCCGCCCTTCAGCGTCCCGACATCGGCGGGCGGAACCTTCAACACCTTCGAGTCGCAGAAGATGTGGGTGCAGGGAACAGCAAGCGACACGTACCTGCCCAGCCTGTTCATACCATAGGATTCGCGCGGCAATGGCTCTGACCTCGACAATCGCGGAGATGGCTCCAGCCGTAGGTGAGCGGTTGCAAGATCCTACGTTTGTTTTCTGGAATCAGACATACGAGGTGAACGCGGCCTTGGCCGAGGCCATCTCTGAGCTTCTCCTTATCGTCGGTAGACCGACCGCGATCTTCAATCAGCCTGTCACCATCCAGCCCAACGTCGTCTGGCAGCAGATGCCTTCTGGCCTTCTCGCGGTCACTGACATCTACCTCTCCGGCAAACGGCTGGCCAAGACCACCCTGCGCTCGCTCGACAATCTCTGCGCTTCCTGGTCGTCGTCATGGGAATCAGACCGTGCCGCACAGCCGGCGCGCTGGGCTCCCGTTGGCCTGTCGATGTTCGTTGTTCATCCCGCGCCACTGGCGCCGGTGCAGGCGAGCGTGACTGGGATCGCTTACCCGCTGACGGATAGCTGGCCACCGAACGGGACGGAGACGAGTCCATTCCACAAGGAAGTGGATCAAGCCTTAGAAATGTTTGCAGCTAGTTATTGCAGGGTTAAAGAGGTCGGACAGGATTTCCAAGAAGGGCTTGCGCTCTATACACAATTTCTTGAAATCGGTCAGCGTCTCTCCGCCATTGAGGACCGTCGCGATTCCCTTGCATGGACCCGCTCTCTCGGCGCTCCGACCGCGCCCTCCCAAGTCTCTCATCGATAATCCCTTTACACGCTCCCCTGTAAGTCGTATCCTTCTTAGGCAGGAGAACCTGTGCCCATGCTAACCGACACTGCCCCCTCCCCCGCCTCGGAATCGACCACAAATCCTGACCCTGCCGTGATCGAAGCTGCCGAAGCCGTTGCTGAAGAAGCCACCGAAATCGTCGCCGAGGCCACCGGCGAGGCCGCCGAAGCCACCACTGAAAAAACCTTTGACCGTAAAGCCTACTGGACCCCGGAGCGACGAGCGGCCCTGTCCGAGAAGATGAAGCGGAAACACGAGCCTTCAGCCTTCGCCTTGACTGACGAACATGAGTTCCCGACCTCGCCATCGCCCCCTCCGCCTGTGGACCTCCAACATAACCGGGGAATCCTCAGCACGGTACCTGCTCCAGACAACCTCATTGCCGCGCCTCCCCCCCCTCCCGGCACACCCTCCTCTCCCTACCGCCGTTGTCCCTGCCTTGCCGTCCTCCCCGGCCGCGTCTGCACCTTCTGCTACGGGACCAAGTGGACGAAGCTCTGTCCCAAATGCTCGGGGGAAGGCCGGATCAATCTTGTCGTGCGCAAGGGAGCGGAGCGGTCGATGCCCTGCGGGAATTGTGGTGGGAGAGGAACCCTGCCAGCCAACACGGCGGAGATCACGGAAGCTGCCCGGCTGGCGGAGGAGTTCGCTGCGGGGCCGGAGGGCCAGGCCGCGCTTGCTGCCGCTGCCGTTGATGACCTGCCTGACTTCCGCCGCGCTGTCAGGCTACCGGGAATCGGCGTCACTGCCACCAAGCGAGGAGGGACGCTGGCCGCGAAACGGCGAGAACAGGAGCGATACGCGAAGCGCAGGCAGGCGCGCGCGAAGGCCAAGGCGAAGGCTGGAGCAACAAATTAGCAGACTTACCGCTGAATCGCTGCTATCCTGTCCCGCGAGATGCCACTTGGACTGAGAACGGTAGCGGACCTCAGTTGCGAAATTGGCTTGCACCTCCTAGAGCCATTCGTAAACCAAACCCTTGCCTCCTCCGTCAGTTCTGGCAGCGCGGTTACAATCGTCCTCAACCCCACTACCCCTCTCCCCGCTACCTCCTATCTCTATCCCGGCGCGCAGGTCGTCATAGGCTGGCAGACCAGTCCGTCCGACGCCGAGGTGGTTACTGTTCTGACCGTGGCTGCCGACGGCGTGACCTTCACGGCGAACCTGGTCAACGATCATGCTGCAGGAGAGACGGTCTTCGGCGCCACGTTTCCTACCCAAGCCTTAACCGACCCCATTTTCACCCAATCCGAGATCGTTGGCTACATCGCTCAGGCCCAGAACGAGTTCCTGACCAAAGTCCCACTGATCCTCCAGCTATTCCCCAACCTCGAAGTCCTGATCGGCCAGTCCAACCAGACCCTCCCCGCGACCGCGATCGAGCTGGAGCGCGTGGCTGTGCAGTCCAACCCGGCCGCGACCCAGTTCGCTATCTCGTCTATCACGCGCAGCGGAGGTACGGTCACCTGCCTACTGACCAGTTCCGTCAATTCCGACCAATGGACCGCAGACCTCCCTATCCAAGTCTTCGACGTGACTGACTCCACGTTCAACTCCACCGCGAACTCGACCTTCCTGCTCGCCTCGGTCTCGTCGGATGGCTTGACGCTGACCTGGCCGCAGGCAGTAGCGGATTCCTCCAGCAGCGGCGGCGTGGTCTCCCGGCCTATTCTGACCCGGCTGTACGAGTCTGCGCAGGAGCAGATCGCGCTGAACCAGCCGTGGGGATTAACCAGTCCGGTACCGACGAACTGGTGGGAAGATCGTTCAGGAATTTACGGATGGGGCGTCTCGCCAGTACCACAAAGCAATAACTGGATGGAGTTGCTGGCGAGCGTCAGGGCGAGCGAGAGCCTGACCCTGCTGTCGGGATTCCTTGTGCCGGATGTGTTCGTGTACGCGATCAAATGGCGCGCGCTGGCCTACTGCTGGGCGAAGAATGGCGTCCAACGCAGCCCGACGATGGAGAAGTTCGCCAAGGGTAAATTCGACTTCTACTGCCTCCTCGCTGATCGCTTCCTGCGCAACACGATCCAGAAAGTCGGTCAAGCCGGTGCCGCTGCGGGAGGGAACTTCTGATGCCCGCCCTCGCCTCCAACCCGCTCCCGATCCAGTTCACCCCCTTTACCAAAAAGCACTTTGAGACGGACGCCGGGATAGCATTTGTTAACCAGACCTTGAGCCAGTTGACGACTACCATTAACGCCCTCCTCGGCTCTGGCGGCCCGACCCTACTCCCCTCCGGCATCGACGTCCAAGGCGCGAAGGTCACTGGCTTGGCAGCGCCAGAAAGCGAATCAGATGCCGTCTCCCTTAGTCACGCGCAGGGGAACTACTCCGCGCCTGCCGTGGCCCCGCAACTGGACCTCGGCGGCAAGAACACCCTCAAAGGGCTGGCGGCGGTTTACTCTGTGGTGCAGCCGGGGATTGGGACATCGACTACGCTGACCCTGGCGAAACTCACTGGGGGCGGCAGCAGCGGATCGATCACGATCAAGAACGGCGTGGTGACAGCTTTCACGCCGCCGAGCTAGGGAGGAACAGATGGCCGAGCAGAAGCAATATGAATCCAAGCCGTTCCTGCTTATTTGAACCGGGAGGCTTGTTGGAAAAAGTAGGCGAGTAGGTCTTGTAGGCCAAGTGCCTTGAATGAATCTACTACGGCTTGGTATTTGGAAGCATTTTCAGGAAAGTTCAATCTAGAAAACTCTCTAAAGTGCAGGACAGTAACAATGTCTCTAACTATGGCTGCGGTCTCCTTTTCCTTATATCTGCCAAGGAACATCTTCTTTCCGTCAACACAAATCTGTGCTTTCCACTTTCTAGTCAGTGTTTTACCTTTTTTGGATAGTATCCATCTATCATTGTTGCGTAGCTGCGATACACCAATGAACCCCGAAGTGCTATCCTTTCGCAATCCTCTATTTCTGGAATTTTCCTTGGCGTTTGCAAACCTCAGATTGCTCATGCAGTTGTTGAGTCCATTGCCATCGATGTGATCGACTTGGCGAGTCTCAGTACCCATCAGGAACTGGTGAAGTGTGATGTGGCTTTGCCCTGTCTTGGAATATGGTCTATAGCTACCAGATGCCGCGTAGAACCCGCACTTTGTATTGTTTTTTACTGCGTACCAGTTTAGAGCGATCGCTTCTGCATATCGGGACTTGTCTACAACAGTGACTTGGTTTTGGGTAAGAGCGATAAGACGAATATCTGGATCGTCTGGCTGAACTATTGCGGGTCGAAGAACTGCTCTCGTAGTCACCACTCGTCGAACTGGCCTTGGTAGTCTTTTGTGGCAATCAAGGCAATGTAGCGCGTGTGGGCTTTTGCGGTTGTGACACGCAGGGCAATAAGAAATTTCACATGGATATGCATGAGTTGTATACTTGCGTTGCGGCTGGGCTGTCTGTTCTCGCAGACTGCTCATCGGTCACCTCCGATGGGCGCGGGTCTGGCCGCGCTTCCTTTTATTCTATACCTACCGTTGGACTTGCGCTAGACTGTTGCCGATTCATGCAGGATGGAGGCGAGAGTGGCTGAGAACAAGAATTACGAGTCTAAGCCATTTGTTTATAGTTCTAGGGGATTGGGTGCCCGCTGGGAGGTTGATAGAGTTCCGGAGGGATATTATTTACAGAATCTGAATTGTTTTGAGCGCAGCGAGAATTCCCTCAGCAGTCGGTATGGAACTTCTATCATTGATCGCGATCCGTATGGTACGCCAAACCCCCAAAATTACTTTTTCTCGGCAGAGGTAACATCTCTTGCACGACTTGTATACCAGTCGAACTCGTTCCGCTATGCTGGTCTTGCCGATGGCACGTTGTGGCGGCGTACAGGGGATGCTCAAGGGCCGTACACGCAAATTTATTCAGGACTCTCTGGTAATTCTTTTGAAACAATTGTGTCTAGTTGTTATGAGACATCTCAGGCGTTTATTTTTATAGCTGATGCTCTAGCCTCTATTAAGGACATGGGAACCGGAACTCCGCAACTCTGGGGGATTGATCCTCCTTCCTACACTCTGAACGTTCAGCCATACGCGCCGCTGCTGACCATGATCGACTCGTTCTCAGCCTCTAACACCTATGCCACGACAGGGGTGACAAGCTGGGAGTGGGTGGACATCGAAACGCTGACTGTCAACTCTGGGCAACTCGTGACGGATTTCAGCGAGTTCTTCAGCCTTGGGTACGGCGGGGGGTCGCCATCGACGCGGTATCCGACCAGTGGAAGTCTGGGAACAGGCACAATAACCGCTGCTGCTCTTCCAGGCGAGGTGACCACAAAATACTCAAGCGCGATCAGCGGGTTCGCCTCTGTGCCTCTGAGCGCAGTGGATGAAGTCACTCTGTATGTGACGCTGGAAGGCAGCTTGTCCTTTCCCATACCCGGTGTGCCGCCCCCCTACGGATCAGGATTCATTGGATTTCAGTACAGCGTGGATGGCGGGGTCACTTGGCAACCGCCTTCAGGGGATGGCTACACTTTCGTAAGCAAGGACAACACTACTACCCAGACGCTTTCCCCGACAGTGGTCACATTCGCTGTTCAGACGTCGAATCTCAGCTTGGTGCAATTGAGATCAATGGCTATCGCGACGAACCCAGCAACAGCATTCGCTGTCAACGCTACCAGCACCATTGCTTCCGTTTATGCCGTGGTCTCTACGCAGGGCGGCACTGGGTCCGTAGCGGCGGGTATGGTCTCGCTCTTGAACAGCAACGTTCCCGTCTACGTCCCTATCGCGCAAGTGACCGCGACCAACTATGTCGGCGACCTGTACACCGCCCTGCTAGTACAGACCACCGCGCCTCACAACCTCTCTGCCTCGGACACGATGGCGATCTACGCCTCCTCGAACGATCTGGTGGACGGGTTCTACCAAGTCTCCTCCATAACTGCTTCCAACTCCTTCCTCATTCCATTTGAGTCCGCGGTCGAGATTGGAGCGACAGGAGGCTATCTTACCTACGCGACCTCGGCCAGCAACACTTACTCTTCCATTCCCAATGCCTGCGTAGTAAACAATTTCTACAGCCTTTCAATCTCGCAGATGTCGGCATGGGGATTCAATGAGTGGGTTCCACCAACCGTGACCTCCTTCCCGTTCGGCTGCTGGAGCGGCGAGGTCACTGGGGCCAGTGCGACCGGGACGGTTGGCAACACCGTTGCGCTCGACCTGAGCCTGAACGACCAAGTAACCGACAGCGACCTTATTGTTCTCACTCTCGCTGTCTCGGAGCCGCAGAACGTCGAGCAGATCCAGTTACAATTTTTTGTTGGAGATGGAACAGACAATTATTATTCCGCGTTCATTTCTCCAGCCTATTACCAAGGCTCACTGGTCGGGCAAGAGACTGCTTACGACGCAACGCAGAACCAGATTCTCGCCGATGCGCTGGGCCTGATCACCGGTCAGACTCCGGGCACCACCGCTGCCCAACTTCAGCCTACGAACATCTCTACCGGCGCTGGATCGTGGCAGGCCTGTCTAATTCCCCGCGGCAATTTCCTGCCTGTGGGACTGGCGGGCACGGCGGGCCTCGACTGGTCGAACATCACCAGTTGGCAACTGACGGTCACGACCAACGCCAATACCACTCCCTCGGCCGGAGTCACATTCTCCTGCAACGGCCTCTACCTGCAGTGGGGCTACGGACCGTCCTCCTTTGCTGGCGTGGGCTACGACTGGCGACAGACTTACTACAACGCTAACACCGGGACCGAATCGTCTCCTTCACCTGAGATGCAGTACAACCAGCAATACGGCTATCTCGCTTCCACCACCGCGCCGTTCTTCCTGCGCCAGGCTGCGCAGGTCACTGGCCAGTACTCCTCCGATCCCCAAGTCACCCATGTCCGGCTGTATCGCCGCGGGGGGATTCTGGCCTCGAACTGGTTCCAGTCAGTTCAAGCGCCGAACATAACCGGGGGCGGTCAGTTCCTCCTCAAGGATGTAATCGGGGATGCCTATCTTGAACAGGCCCAACCTCTAGCTCTGGATAACGATCCTCCGGTCACGTCGAACCTCGTTACGCCGATCCAGACTACTCTAGCGGCCGGGACCACGCTCTCCAGCCTTAGCTCGATCTACTCAACCTTCTTCCCGCAGATTGTGACCGTCACCCAGTCCGACGCCGTGTTTGTGCCGAACATGCTGGCCGAGATCGGCAACGCGAACAATCTGGAAGTGGTGGCGGTTATTGTCGGTGGGACAGGCCAGTTCACTGCCATTCTTCGTCTCGAACATAATCAGGGTGAGCCGGTCAGCGTTCAGGCTACCCCCCGCCAAGCCTGCTCCCTCTGCGCGCTCTCGAACCAGGGCGGCGTGACCCAAGTCTGGCTGGCGGGCGACCCGAACAATCCGCACTATCTCTACTACTCGAAGCCGGGCTACCCGGAGAATTTCTCTCCTGCCAATTACATTGCTGTCTCCGCGCCCGACGATCCGATTATGGCCGTCATTAACTGGCGCGGGACGATCGTGGTCGGGACGACGAAGACTTGGTACATCATCGTTGGAGGCGCGAAACCGTACCCGCAGCCAACTGGCGCCGCGCACGGAATGGCATCCTCCTCATGGACTCTGGTCGAGGGCGAGATTATCTATCTTTCCCAAGACGGTCTCCGTGCCTTCTCCGGTGCCGACGGCCAGTACATGACCCTCCCTGTCGAGTGGATGTTCCGTGCCAGCCCGGCGACGATCGTGCCCAAGCTGAATCCTGACAGCTACTCCTCGACGGTCCTTTGCCAGTACCAGAACCAAGTCTACTTCGGGTTCACCTCAGCCTCAAACTCAGTCAGCACGGGCAACGGCGCGATCTATCGTCTGCGCTTCGACTCTGAGTACAAGCGGTTCGGCCTCGATGACGTTCCCGCGACGGCGATGCTCTGGGAGCAGGATACCAACGCCTTACTAGTCGGGAAACAGATCAGTGCGACCGCTTATGCCGTCGTCCAAGACTGGGTAGGCGACTATGACGACGGCGGCTGGAACGCAGAAGGGACCGCGCTGATCCAGACTCCGATTCACCTCATCTCGCAGACTCCTTATCATGACCTCGGCAAGCCGCACTTTCCGAAGCAGTGGAACATGCTGGAGGGGGACTACAACACCGAGGGCCAGGACATCACGACAACCCTCTGGTTCAACACGGAGCCGACGACCTCGCTTGCTCTGCCCTCAGCCAACACGGGAACGCAGCGGCAGAAGGTCCAGTACCAGATCCCCTCCACCACCGCCTCCAACTCTCAAGGCGTTCAAGCCTACGCAATGTCCATCCAGCACGACATGTACGTGACCGTGGCACCGACCTTCTATCAGGAGGACATGTATGCGGTCGTGCTGGCGGATTATCGGACCTCGTGGGACACCTACTGGCAGGGCACAGAGGGCGACCTGCTCGGCATCGAGCCCAAGAACGTCTACTGCGACTACACGGCTACTGCGCAACTGGTTGTCTCGATCTTCGCCGACGGCAACGACGCGACCCCTTACTATATCGACGACTTCACGCTGATCCCGCAGGCGAACCGGTCGGTGGTCCGGGTCCAGCTTCCAGCGCGGAAGGGACGCCTGTGGCGGATTATCATCACCAGCAGTCAGCCGTTCCAGCTCTGGGCACCGGTTCGGGTAGAGGTCAAGCAACTCCAAGAAGGTTCCGGGTTTGAGGAAAGGGCATTCCCGGTCTACCAATAGCCATGAGCGCCTCTCTTACTCTCGTCACCTCAGTTCACGCCACGGTCACTCGGCGGCGGCTGGCTTACTCTCTCCCGCTGAGGCTTTCTCCCCTGCTGCGGCATGTCCTCGCTACCGCCTCCCCCCGGCTCGACGGGCAACCCAATCTCCTGCCTGACTTCATTCCAGAACGCTGTTGCGGAAATCTGTTCTCCTGCCACTCGGCGGTCAGGTGGCGGGTGGGGGACGGGAGGAACAAGGTGTTCTTCTGTCAGGATTGCTTCGAGCGGCTGTGGGAGGCAGGGTTCGATGTGCAGGATTTCGTTGTGGAGCGGTACCGGCTCTAACCCCCAAAGATTTCTCTTGCTTTTCCTAAATGATTTCATGTAATCTTCCATCGTGTACCTAGGCACCAACCCCCAAGGAGATTTCCGATGTCCGAGCCCGACCAGAATGAAGAGAACAAGCCAGTAGCCGTCATGCCTGCCCCCACCCCCACTCCTGCCGCAGCCTCCCCCCGTAAATCCCTGCTGACGGAAACCTTCGAGATCATGCCTAACCCGTCCGTTGACGAGATCATCCGTACGATGGCACGGATGGCCAACTTCTGCAATCTCTACGCCGCCGAGGCTCTGCGCGCACGGGTCGTGACTGCCGCCAACCCCTGCGTGATGGCCCTGATGAACGTAGCGGCCAACCTCGAACAAGGAGCGCAGGCACAGCGGCAGCAACTGGCAATGGCTGCGGCCGGGCAGTTCGTCGGCGGACCGCCGCCGGGCGGAGGCATGCCGGGGACGCCGTTCAGGATGAATTGAAGGAAGGGCAAATGATTTCTGATCGTACTGCCACCGATCTTTTTGTTATCTTTGCGGCAATATATTGCTTGTTTTGTGGTTACTTACTCGGCTGGGTGTGTTGCTTGGAAGCCATTAGGAGTGGTAAATGGAAGATGAGGAAGTAGTTAATATGAAACCTGATCGTACACCAACAGAGGTTTTGGTACAAATGATGGAAGAGTTCGGCAAGGACGAGCCGGCCGAACTTCTCATTTGTTACAGAGGGCATGCCGGGCAATTTTGCTGGGACTGTTCAAGCTCAAACTATGTGTCACAGTTGGGACTGGCTCACATGACTATTATAGCCATTGAAAATGATCTCAAGAAGGCGCAGAGGGCTTGAATTGAGGCAGATGGGAACTATGCCAGATCGCAGAAATAAACATCCCAAGCGCACCCCAATACCGGCGAAAAAAGACGACGATGATCTGCGTAATTTTGTAGAGGGGACGATTAGAGGATATGCCGTACAGGGTTTTGACAGGTTTCTTGTCAGGATCACGAAAAAGATCAAAGATGGCGTGTTCCCTGTAGGCGTCAAGCACGATCCTACCCTAGAAGTCAAAATAGAGATAGTGGACTTCGTGGATGGGGAGGTTGACATTCTTGTGGGTAAGTCATCCAAACAGTAATGCCGATGTATTTCCAGACGGCCAATGACTATCGACGAGATTCTCTTGCAACCCGATGCGACCTTAGATGATCCAGTTGGGTTATGCGCAAGGGGAGAGTTCCGCTGGGGTCCGCTGCAAGCTATCCTCTACGACCCACACCGTGCCGACATCTTCCCGCAACCTTTCATCTACACGCTCTATGAACGCAGTCGGCTCTCCGGCCAACGCCATCCCAAGCCGCTGGACCTCGACAATCGCGCCACCTTGGGATCACTCATCCCACTGTTCTGCGGTATGACCAATCTCGGACCAGATGCCGTCTGCAAGTACTTGGCCGAGCGTGCGGTCTGTGTCGTGGGAGAGTGGCGCAAGGAATCAGCCATCGAGTACGTCGGGGAGGAGAGTCGTCTGGAAGCCACCGTAGTCGATAAGGACGTCTTCTGGCCTCTTGGCTACTGCTTCCCCTCCACCCCTGTCACCATCTCCCCCCTCTCCCTGACTGGCATCCCCTCCAACTCAGTCTTCGCCGGCTACACCATCTTCTCGGAAATCTGGCGCAAGCCTCAGCAGACCGTCCTGATGTATCTGGGCTTGGCTTGGCTGTTCCATACCTTCAAGCTGGTCGCGCTGCACGGGAGCCGGTACGTCACGAATCATCTGACCGCCCGGTGGACCCAGCAATTCGGATTCCGCGATTGTGGTACGCTGCCTTGCTGCATGAACGGCGAACCGGGTGGGGAGCTGGTGCCGGGGGTGTTCTCGACGTTGCTGCGGAAGGACTTCGAGGAGAAATTGCGGGAAGTGCTGGCGAGGGCGAGGGAGATGGCTATCCCGACTTCCTTCTAGCCTTACCGCCCCGATTGGTATACCCTTGTCGCCGATGGGCTCCCTTTCCCAAATCGTGCCGGTTCCCCTCTGGCTGTCGCCTTCGGCGGTACGAATGCTTCCTGCTGAATCCACGAAGGTTCGGCCTTATGGGGTGATCTACAAGATTACGAATCTGGTGAATGGGAAGATTTATGTGGGAAAGACGAAACGGAAGTATCCTACAGCACGCTGGCAGGAACACAAAAAGTGTGCGATAGAATACAACGGCCACCCGCGAGGAAAGACCTACTTCTATAATGCTCTTCGTAAGTACGGTGTTGAAAACTTTCGTTTCGAGGTCATCGACCAAGCCTTTGCTAATTCTGAACTTCTTGCTAAGGAGATGTACTGGATAGCTACCCTACAAAGTACGAATCGTTGCGTTGGTTATAACAGTACCTACGGCGGCGAGAGCGGCATTCCAACTCCTGAGACGCTGGAAAAGATGCGCGGACGCCCTTGTCGCCCTGAAACTAGGGCCAAGATCAGCGCAGCGCAAAAAGGCAAGAAGCAGCCTGTCACTGAAGCTGTACTCGCAGCATGGGCGGCACGTAAAGGTAAGACCCCAACTCCAAAGATGGCAGAACACTTTGCTCGGATGCGGACACATCCTATTGGCCTCGGAACCAAACGCACAGAAGAACAAAGGCAGCATATGCGCGAAGGTATTTGTCGATCATGGACCTCTGAGCGTCGCGCAAAAGCATCAGAAAAAGCCAAGATAAGGATGGCAGGAAAACCTTGTCCCTATATCCCAACTACTGAAGAGCGAAAACGGTTGGGCGCACTTCAAAGACTACGTTGGGAGTCCATGTCTCCAGAACAAAAGACAGCAGAAAAGCTTAAGATGTCCCTTGCACGAAAAGGGAAGAAGCAGAAACCAGAAGCTGTAGCAAAGCGCGCAGCGTCAATTAAGGCTATATGGACTCCAGAACGTCGCGCAGCATGGGCAGAACGTATGCGTCAAAGCGGCGTGGTTAAGAACATTCGACAAGCAGGACGTGCACCTTGGTCACGTCGTTTTGAGAAGGAGGTTGCATAATGGGCGGCGGATCAAAGGGTGGAAACGCTACAGCCGAGAATGCCCAGACAGGCTTAGCTCAGCAACTTACTACCTTACTTGGACAACAACAAGGGGAAAGCTCTCAACTTTTTAATTTAGCCTTCCCTGCGATGTCCCAAGCGACCGATTTTTATTCGGGATTGGCAAGTGGTTCCCCCGACATCATCTCCCGGCTCATCGCCCCCGCCGCACAGCAGGTCAGCCAAGCCACGGCCGGGGCCAAGCAGAACATCCTCCAGACCTCGCCAGCGGGAGGGGAGCGGAACTTGGCTCTCAGTCAGGCAGATGTCAACCAGGGAGCGCAACTGGGCGCGCTGGCCAGCCAAGGCTTCACTAGCGCGTTCAATAATTTGGCGCAGCTTGGCACTTCCGGTGTGGGACAGGGAATGAGCGCGGCAGGCACGGCCATCGGTGCGGGTCAGGCAGCCGGCAACCAGTGGTCCCAGATCGTGCAGGAAAACATCGCGCAGAAGGGTGCCAGCCTCGGAGCGTTCGGACAGTTGGCCGGAGCAGGGGCATACTTAGGAGCGGCGTTTGTGTAACGGATAGGGCAGGGGGCAGGAGAATAGACAGCATGGCAGGAGAAACCCAGCAACAGGCAACATCCAGTACGGATTCTACCGCCGCCGCGCCGCCACCGGGGATGCCAGCACTCCCCTCCCTGAATCCGGCCGACTCGCCTTACCAGCCGTTGACCCTACCTGAAGTCAGGACTCCGACCCAGCACCAACTTCCTGAGCAGGAACCTGTGCAGAACCTCGGCGCCGTCAACAAGGCCGGGGCTTTCGCTTATATGGCGAATCAGGTTATCCGCGGAGCAGTTCAGGGTTACGACGATTCCCGTCTGCAGCACGCTCAACAGGTCAACAAGAAATTGCAGGCCTTGGGGACATTGGAGCAGCAACTGGGCCAGCAGTACCAGCGAGCCTATAACGAGGTCGGGTCGAGCAAGCCGGGGATGACGCCGGAGCAGATTCTGGATGATCCCACGGTAAAGCAGTTGCACAACCAGTTGCTATCGGTCCATCAGGCTACCTTGGATGCGATTGGGAAGTATTTGCCGCAGTTGCAGGAGAGCGGAGCAGGTGGGAGCAAGGGAAAGGGAAAGGGCAAGGGACAGGGACAGGGAAATCTGTTGCAGCAGCTCAGCGGCGAACCAGACGAGCAACTTCGTGCCTACGCCGAGGCCGCGCAGAAACTTGGTCCGACTGCCTTCTATCAGGTGGCGAGTCCGCAGCAGTTGCAGGCGATGTACCAGCAGCGGCAGACGGCGGGGATTGGGGGACAGACCGCGGCCACCACAGCCGATACGCAAGCCGCCGTAGCTCAGATCAACAACAAGCTGGCTCACGCCGTAGCTTCCGGTGCGCCGCAGGACCAGATCAATGCACTCATCAAGCAGCGAGACGAACTGCTACCGCAGCCGAAGTTTCCTGTGGGTGGGGAGACCAGAACCGGAAAAGGAAGCGATGGAGTCTGGTACGAGTGGAAGGTGGATCAGGAGGGGAACGAGATTTCGGATACTCGCCGCCCTCTTTCAACTGCCGGACTGAACTCCAGTGCGCCGAAGGTCGGGTCGCTTGGAGAGTTTACGATAGCACTGTTTGGTCCTCGTCCGACCCCTAAGCAGGAACTTGAGGCGAAGAGGCTGTGGACGCCGGAGGTCCAGACAGTAGGCACGCACACGGTCATGGTCTGGAACGGACTGCAGGAAGTGCCAGTGCAGGTGGAGACCACGAGCACGAGGGGAGCTGGAGGGTCGGTTGCTGCGGTACCTAACGTGCGCGCGGATCAGGAAGGGCAATCTGCTGGAGTCATGCCAGCAGCGGCACCGGCAGCGCCAACAACAACAACAACCATCCCTGCTGCAAGCAAGCCTCTCAATCCCTATCGCAATCCAGAGGATCAGCCAGCGGACGTTTCCTACACATTCAACAAATCGTGGGCGAAACCGGGGCCGTATGTTACCAAGCTCTCGCCTACGGATGAAGCCGAGTTCAGAAAGTGGGCAGCAGCCAATCTGTCTCAGAACGAATTGCGAAACCTCGACAATCCACAGACGGACTACGACACTCGCGGCTGGTGGTTAGCTGGAAAGCACGGCGACCCGGACGCGAAACTCGTTCGTAGTGCATGGGACGGAAAGATGCACGGCAACGACAAGTGGAAGACTCCTTACAACGGGACGTTTTCCAACGAGTCGATCTATGCAACGCCTGACGCGCCGCACTGGGAAGGTGAAGGAAAGTTAGTAGCCAAGGACGGACGGCTGGTGGCGGACGAGACTCCAGCGGCGAAGTCTGCCAAGAAGGCACAACCTGCTACTGCTCCTCACGCTGCCGCTCCTACTCCCCGCTCTAACGCCGGCGTCATCTCCACCGGCACTCCCGTGGGCCAGAAGCTCTCTCCCGCCGTCGCCAAGGCCCAAGGCGAATTGAACGACGCGCTTGCCGTCGTATCCGTTGGAAAAGACGCAATAGCACGTCCCAACGGCTCAACTCAGTACACCCTCTTAACCACTCTTCTCCATAGTTCCATTGGCCGGGTCAACATGGTGGAAATCACCAATATGATGAAGTCGGCTGGACTGGGAGCAGAGATCGAAGGCTGGTACACGAAGGCCAAAAACGGCCAACTTCCCCCTGCCTTGGTGCAGCAACTGCGGGACACGGCTATGACTTGGGCGCGAGGTAAGGCGGCAGCGTTGGACGCAGCGATCAAGGAACAGGGGGTGATCGGCGGACAAGGATCAGCGCAGAATATAGTCAATCCCCCATCCGGCGGCGTGGCCTCTCCCTCTAGCATGACCGACGACGAGTTCCTAATGCAGATTCCCAAGAAGTAAGCCTATGGCGGACCAGACTCCCAACCCGGATTCTTCTTCTCCAGCCTCTCCAGACTATTCTCATCTCGCACAGGCTTGGCAGAGCTTCTCGGATGATCGCCGGGCTGGGCTGCTCAAGAAGATGTCTCCAGAGCAGAAGAGGGGGTTGCGTAGTGTGCTGGAGACGCATCTGGGAAGCTCTACTGCGCCTACTGCCGACCTTACCTCTAATCCCAAGGGTGAGGGACTCTACCGTCTCTTGCCTGAAGCTCAACAGGGTTACACCGACACCTCTCAGCAAATCCTGGTTCCATTCAGCAAAGTTCCTCAAGCTCAGTCCAGCGGCTATCACCTACATTTCGATGAGGAGGCGAGATACCAAAAGGACTTTGCCCATCAAGGCGAGGGTCCAACGGTGTTGGAGCGATTCAGGAATTATCTGTCAACTCCCAATGCGCCGGTACAACGCATAATGCCCGACGGTCGAGCCATCAAGATCGACACGAACGTCCTGAGCGACAAGGACAAGGCGGCGCTGCGCACGGTCTTGGGTGCTCCTGGCTATCTCAAGGAGGTTCTCAACGCAGCGATCCATGGCAAGGAGGACAACAACGCGGCGTTGATGGACCTGATAGATCCGGGTTATATGCCAAAGAACCTTTACGACTCCTACCAGTCGGACCTCAAGACTTACGGTCCTGATGTTGCGCGGGATCGTCTGACCGGGAACCTGCTTGGTATGGGGATTACTGCTGCTGCAACGCACGGTACGGTCAGAGCTACTGGTGCGTTGGCTGAGGGCTTAGGAGAGAAGATTCTGAGCGCCAAGGGGGTAATACAGGAGGTTGCGGGAGTCCGCCCGAGGGTGGCGACGGAACTTGTCAAGAAGACAGCCGAAGAGAACAAGGTAGAGGTCGAGAGGGCAACTGGGGCTGCACATGAGCAGGTAGGCCGTGAATTAGGCCATCAGCAAGCGGTACGCACCAAGGCTGAGGAGATTCGGACCAAGGAGGCAACTGAAGCTGCGAAGCAGCAGGCAGCGCATCAGAAAGCCGTGACCAAAACTGAGCAGGCCAACGAGGCCGAACGGCAGCGCGTCGAGGCGGAAACCTCCGAGGCTCAAAAGGAATACTTCCGCAAGCAAGCCGAGCATCAGCAGCAGGTTCAAGCCACTGAGGCCGAGAACGCACGGTTACAGGCCGAGTATCAGCGCGCTGTAGCGGAGCAGGAAGGATTGCAGACCCGGCTGAATGAGACCGACCGCGGCGCGAAGGTTGGATTGACCGCGCTAGAGAACCGGCTTCATGAAGAAGCCAGCGCGAAGTATGAAGCTCTCATGCCGAAGCTCAAGTCCTACGAGGCCGACCCTGAGAACATTGAGGCTATGGTGAATAAGGCACTCGATGAAATTGATCCTGCTGTGGGGAAGCCTCCCTTGCTTAATAAGCTTGAGACTCTTTCCGCAGACAATGCCTTGAACTATGAAAACCTCAACGATTTTCGCAGTGCCATTGATTCTACTCTGCGCAAGACCCAAGTCCCCGGCAGCACTTATCACATCTACCGAGACATCATGGAGCCGGTCATCATCGACGAGATGAACCGGATCGCTGGTGAGCATGATCTGACCGCTGAGGCCGATGAAGCTCGCGCCTTCTTTCGTGCCTATGCAGAAGCCTTCCGCGACCGTACATCTCCCCTACGCAAGATCGTGAAGAGCCCCGAGGCACACGGTGCCTTGAACGCAATGCGAGGGAGGCAAAGTTTCTTGGCCCGCTTACGCGCGTTCGGGCCGGACGGAGAGAAGCTGGCAGGCCAGATCGAGAACGCGATCTACGACGCCCAGCAGAACAAGGCGCAGTTTACGAAGTATGGAGACATTAGGGTAGCGGCGCCGAAGGCTCCTACCTTGGGAAAGATTCCTGAGTTCAAGGAGGAGCCACCTGAGCCAGCGAGGCCAGAGATTACGCCTCCACCTGCGCCGTCACAGCCGCAACTGACCGCTGGCAGTCCCGAGGAACGGGCCGCGCAACAAATAGCGCCTCCCGAGAGGGTGCCGGGAACGGAGCCGGAACTCAAACAGGTCGGCTCCGAAGAGTTGACAGAAGCAAACCGCAACGCTTACAAGAAGGCGGTTGAATCACTGCGCAATCGTGGCGTGTGGGTATTTGCCGGACTTCCTTGGTTGTGGGTAGCGCGGGATCTGCTCAGGTTCAATTTCAGTGCCGCCGGTTTGAATTCCGTTGGGGCTGCGATCTCTTCAGTAGGCGCGGTAGCTGGGCTTACTATGCTCACCGACTACTTGGAGAGGCCGGAGATTGTGGATTTCTTCTCTTCTCCTTCTGAGGCTCAGATAAAAGCACTAGGAAAGCTTTCTCCAGAGCAGCGAAGTCTAGTTGCCGACGGTTTTGAGAATGTCATCAAGGTCGCCAAGGACAAGGGGATTAAGATCAGTCCTTTAATCGCTGCCTATGCGGCAGTGAATGCAAGCGCAGGAAAGCCGGGAGCCACGCTAACAGGACAGCAAGGACAACAACCTTCGCAGCAGCCACGGCAGGAACGGCAACAGGAGACAGCACCAGCGATGCCGGAGCCACAGTCCAAAGTCGTGTCTCCTGCTGCCACCTCCCCCTCCGACCGCGCCGCCCGCGCCCAAGTCCTCCAGACCTACGCCCAAGCCGTCGGCCAGTTCGACCGCGCGGTCAGCGGCAAGGGACTCGTGGCCAGCCTCGCGCAGTTCCTCTCTCTTCCCACTCCCAGCAACCAGCCAGGCATCCCGGCGCATGTGGCTCCCCGGCTGGCCTCACAGATCGCTACTGTTGCCGCCCTATCCCGACCATCGCGCACGGACCTTGCTACCCTATCCACCTTGCCACAGGACCAACGGAAACAGGTGGAGGAAGCTATCGGACAACTGGCCGAGGAAGCACACCGGCAGGGAAAGTTGCCGAAACCGAGTCCGTGGCTGGGGATCATCAAGCATGAAGGAAGCGAGGAGGTCGCCGCGTGAGCCAGCCTCTCTATCGCCTGATCGACATCTCGCCTGACCTTGCCGTCTGCCCCTGCCCCGGCATGATCGTGAAGCGTGTCGGCGAGGACCAGTGTGCCCTGTTTACGCCGGGCCAGGATGCGACCAGCGGAGGATTCCTGATCGACCGGCCGTGGGATGAGGTGGTGGGAGATTTGAACGACGAACTGGAACGTGCTGCGGAAGAGAACGAGTACGACGAGGATGAAGTCATACCAGAGGAGGACTGAGATGGCGAGAGACAAGAAGCACTGGATGCAGGAGGCCTTTGCGAACGCGCACGGCCAATTGCGGAAGAAAACCCGCACTAAAAAAGGTCGCAACATTTCCAAGCGTGCGCTCAATCGCTCGGCTCACTCGCGTAACCTGAAGACGAAGCGGCAAGCGGTGCTGGCTCGCACGGCGCGCAAGATCGCGGAGCGGAGAAGTAGTCGAAGCTGATGCCCCACATCAGAGTCCCTCTCCGCCCCAGCACCAACATCGCCGACGCCAGCTACGATGCCTCGGCCAAGACTCTCCTTGTCACCTTCATCCGGCAGGGCAGGCAGTACCGGGTGCATAACATAACCGCTGATGTGGTGGAGGATTTCAGCCACGCGCCGAGCGCAGGGATCTACTACAATACTTTTATCAAGAATCTGTATTTCATCGAGGAAGTGTGATCAGGCAACGATCACGCAGTAGAGGTTTGGGTCGTATAGTTCAGGCATTCCATTTTCTAAAGTTCCGTAAACGGCACGTTGGCAGTAGGAACAAGCCGCACAAGCAAGCAACTGAACCGGCTGATCCAAATCAAAGTCATATTCTTGGATGATGTCATATTCGTGAATTGGGTGTCCGCAGCCTGGCATGATCCAAGGGCCATACGCGAAGACCATCGACTCCGCTCCGGGCCAATCTTCCCACGGTTCTCCTTGAGTCAGCGCAGGCAGCACAGCCGTAAATGGACCGCCCGGCTGGCTGAAGATGCTATAAGGGCCGGTCTTGTAGTAGGTGGTTCCTAGCTGCCAACTATTCTGCACTGACCCCTCCTACCTCCCCAGCAAATCTCTCAGCCCATCATTCACCATCTGGTTCAGCCACTCCGGCCAGCGTTCACGCCAGCGCGATCCTTCGGCGGCCATGCATTGATCTTCCAGAGCCAATCTGAGATCCGGGTCCAGCCGGAATGTCTCCTGCCCGGCGAACGAGCGGAGGGCGCTGGCGAGGTTAGTAGAGGATGGAGTAGAGCTGGTTGGCTGGCCGGCTGGGGGAGTGGTTGGCGCGACTGGCGGCCTTAAATTGGCCGGCATCGGAAACTCGTTCGTAGCTTGGGGCATGACAGGGACTCCTCGCCTACATCCTACACCCAATCCTGTCAATGCGGTAGACGTACCGCCCGAAATCCCATATCCTGCTTCCGATGCGCTATGCCCGTCGCCATCCTCGACCTCGGGAGTCAGAATCGTCGGGGAGTGCTTCGGCGGTCAGGCGGTTCGACGATGGGCGGGAAGTCTGCCTGAACAATCCCGCTGGCCGGGCCGAGTACGTGCGCAGGAAGCAACTCCTCTGGGAGCAGCAGCGCGGGATATGCGCCTACGAGCCGTGCAGTCGGAGGATGTCATTGGCCGCCTGCCGCATGACCGGAGGGAGCTGGGAGCCGACCGGACAGCTCCGCGACGACAGGTTGGTGGATCGGGAAGGAAGGAAACTCAATGAGCTGGTCTGCAAAGGTTGCCTGCGCGATTGGCATGATGCTCAGCGTGGTGCTCGCACCGCTGAGTCTGTGGGGACAGGCCAGTAACGCCGCCGCGGTCTCCTTTGGCCCGGTCCTGACTCCCTACACGACGATCGCCGCCAATGCGCCTTACCGGGTCTGCGCGATTACGTCAACCGGGACTCCCTGCGACACTACGGGAGTCTCTATCTATTCTGATGCCGATCTTACTCAGCCCTTGACGAACCCTGGCGCCGCAAACTCGCAGGGGATTATCAAGTTTTTTGTTGCGGCTGGGTACTACACGATTCAGGTCACGCCTACTCCCGGCAGCACGTATGTTTACTATACGTCGTCGGCGTCTGGCGGCGGCAGTGGCAGCGTAACCGAGGTCATTGCTCCGCCTGCCTCATGGCCCTCGTGGCTCGTGCCTACCGTCACCAATCCTACAACCGTGCCGTCGTTGGCTGTGGCAGCGAGCACTATTCCCCTAGCAGCGGGTGGTACTGCTGGAACTACAGCATCCAACGCCCTCTACAATCTGCTCGGCCAGCCTTCGCCGGGCACCTACACAGCGGTGTGCAGCGGGACCGGATGTTCGCCGACGGCGGTGGTTCCTAGTGTCACCAGCATCAACACGTCGAGCTACGCGGTGACGACGCCGGGAGCAGACGCCATCGGGAAGATCACTCCCTATATCGATATTCGGTCCTTGGGCGCGGTCATTGACGGAGCGACGCCAATCAACACGGCGGTTTACGCTGCTAGCGCGATCTGTCCGCTCTACAATGTCGGTCAATCGAACGGCGCGAGTTGCGTCCTGTTGATTCCGGGCGGCGGCGCGGGTGCGCTTCTGGGGCCGACTTCGACGCCGCTGACCTATTCGGGCAACGGAGGAAATGGAGGAATCAGCCGGATTAAGATTCAGGGCGCACTCCAACTGAGTTCGACGCTTGTGTTAGGGAACAGCCCTATCGAGGGCGACGGCGGAGAGCCTAACGCAAGTGGCGGATTCGTAAACATCGGGCCTACCGCACAGATTATCGGCCCTAACGTCAACGGCTCGTTTGCCTCGGCGATCACGACGCCGAATGCGACTACCGCCGCAGTGCCCACGTTCATCAATGGCAGCTTTAATAATTTTCCAATAGGCTCCGCGATCACGATTGCTGATACCATTCCTTGCACGGCATCGATCACGCGGTCGAGCGCCTATGGTTCGGTGGACTATTACGTTGCGACCTGCAACGCTCGCACGGACATCCCACCTCAAGCAGTCATCACGGTTACTGGCTGCTCGGATTCTTCGTTCAACTCGCCATCAAACGGCGTGGCTGTCAACGCGGTCGATTGGCCGAATTACATGTTGGGTTACTACGGGCCTGTTGGTTCTGCTGGAACCGCGACCGGCTGCACCATCACCGGCTTGAACTACGACACCTTTGAAAGCGTAGCGATCATCGGCGCGAACGGGACCAACTGCGCGTCGGGTTCGCTTTGCTTTGTTCCGGGGCACGCACACCCGGCAGGGGCGCTCTGGGGCGAGGTTGCGATCCGGAATCCGTATAACAACTTCACCAAAGCCGATCTGGAGAACCTGCAAGTTACAAAGTGCCATGGAGCTTGCCTTTGGGCTGAGGGGGGAACCGGCGTAACGCTGCGCGGGGTGACGCTCGCGCCGGCCGGAATTGCGTCCATCACGAGAATCGCAGAAGAGAGTTCCTCTTCGGCATACGAAGGTGCGTCCATCAGGGACTCGGAATTGGATTCAGCGATCAACTTCAACGCTGCTTGTGGCGTTACAAATTCGTGTGCTGCGACTGACTTCCCGGCTGGCTTGCTTTGCGACGGTCTGCCCTCGAACGCTGAAGGTGGTAACAACGGCAACGGTTGTCCAAGCACCATCGAAAAGACGACGATTGTCGGCGCGATCTATGATCGCTCAGTTCCATACAACTCTTCTGGTACAGCCATTCCCGACATGGACAACGTAACCATCGAGCGATCAAATGGGTGCGGTGTCGTTCTCGATCAGAGATACGGTGGTTATCTTTATAATCCGGCCACGATCAAGAGTATGGCGCTATCCGATCCGAGCGGATCAGGATTCAGTGGCGCGGCCTACAATTCCTCACTGTTCTATCTTTGCTCAACAGACTCCTACAGCCCCGGAACCGCCGAGATTCGCATTCAGTCTCCGAGTTCCGGAGGAACGTATAACGTAGGTCCAGCAAGCAAATACTTCGCTAATCCCTACGTGATGGACGCGGCGGCGGGATCGACGCTGGCTTACGGGCGCGGCCTTCCGGTTGGTCCTACCACAGACGGAACAGCTATCCTTGGCGAACTGCGCGGCGAAGGTGCGAGCCTCGCGCCAAGCGTCGTACCGTTCGCGCTGCTGCCAACAATCACGTTATCAGGGTGCAGCAATTGCACGATCACAACGGGAAAACTGTTTGAGGATGGGACGGCGAGCGCGGTAGAGATCGACACCACCAGTTCGGGAGCAAGCGGAGTCTATGCAGGGAACACGCCCATTGCGACCTACCCCGGCGATCATTTCCTCGTCTGGTCGTGGGTGCGCCCCGGAGCCAATAACACGACGCAACCCGGCAGCGTACAGGGAGCCAACATCTATTTTGGGTTGTCTAGTGTAGACACCTTCAACACTAGCACTGGCGCGTATGGCATGTCGCTGACCAACGACGGCTGGCACCCGCAGGTTGCGCAACTCGACGTTGTGACCGGAAACTCGACTTCGCACTATGTGGCCTTCTATCTGTTTGGCGGCTCGAACGCAGGCGAAGGCAACCAGTTTGCCTATTGGGGCTGGTCGTTTATCCCCGGTCCGAACAATCCCGCCTATACCGGCGTGACGGCTGACATGGTGGATCAGTGGCGGCGCGAGCTTTACCACGGCGCGATCCCTGAAAACTATGCTGGCGGGGCAACGGGCCACGCTGTTACCGTTGCTCCCATCGATGCGCCAAGCTACAACGTCGTCAACCTGTCAACAGGCGCGGTCACTCCGTTTGGGACGAGTAACCTTGCCGACTGGACCGACAGCGGCGTAGCGAACGGCTCGCTCTCGGCTTGGAACTCTACCACGAGCAAATGGACACCAACAAACTCCATCAACGTCACGGCGCTCTCCTGCAATGGCTCTCTGGGCACGAACGGGCAGGTATTTTCGACCACCGGCTCCGGCTGCCAGTGGGTCAACAACGGCAACTTCTCCGCTGGCGGCGACTTGTCGGGCACCGGATCATCGCAGGAAGTTACGGGAATCCTGAGTGTGGCATTGCCAGCAAAGAACGTTGGCTACCTCAACTGGACAGGATCAGCGTGGGCCTTCTCGAACCCGGCAGGCTCCGGCAACACGACCTCGACCTCACTGACGAACAACTATCTCTCGAAGGCCAACGGCACCAATTCGATCATCAACTCATCGGTCCTCGACGACGGGACGATAGTCTCCACCAGCGAAATATTGTCAGCAGGCAGTTTCGAGATCGGTTCTAACACCATCATTCCCTCGACAGTAACCGGCTACAACGGCAATGCGAGCGGCGTGAAGATTCCCCTCGCAACGGCATGGACCGGCTCCTCTGTGGGTGTTCTCGTATGTCCCGACTCGAACGGGAACCTGACAGTGATAGGATGCACAAGCGTTGGCGACAGCATTACTAGCCCCAACTCCACACTGAGCATCGGCGGATCGGCAACCGCTACAACGTTGGACCTTGCAGGGGCAGCAGGCGAAATCATGGCCGGGGCGACTCCCGCGCTGACCTACACGCCTACGCTCGGCAAGAGCGGTACGGCTGGAACGCTCTCACTCTATCCTGCGAGCGGAAACTTCACCACCACGCTCGGCAGCGCGGCGACCGCCAGCAACACGGTAGACTTCTTCGCATCCGTGCCTACGAACCTCCATCTGATCTATTGCGCGGTTTCGAGTACGACCTGCACGCTGACCGATGCTGGATATGCCTACAACGCCATCCCGTTCAGCGACCTCAACGGCAACCTCTCAACGAGCCAAGGGCCGAGCAGCTTGACAGGAATCCTCTACGATTCAGTGGGCACACTCAGCCAGGCGACGGCGGCAGAACTCGGCACGCTCCTTGCCTTGCCACAGTATTCTGTCCCCTACAGCGCGGGCACGACTTCGGCTCTAACCGACGTGGCCTCGCCAACCGTCAATGGTACATACACGCTTGGATGGGTAGTGACTGGAAGCGCAGCCTTAGCGCCGACTGCCATCAACGCTAACACGCTGTCCGTGAGCAGCGCGTCTACCGCAACCACAGCCACGAACGCAACCAATGTAGCGACCACGACCACGAGCAGCAACACGACGTACTATTTGGCGTTGCTCGCGGCGAACGCCACGGAGAATCAAGGCGTGCTGGTAGCTTCGGGTCCGACCTACAATCCTTCGACTGGCGCGTTCTCGGTTGGCGGCGGCTCATCGCATGGCATCACCATCCCGGCTGGATCAGCGGTAGCAGGTAGCTCTGGGAACGTGGTCATCTCCTCGGATGCCACTTATGGATACTTGGAAGCTAACGAGAACAACACCGGCGCATCGCGTGTTTGCACAGCGGCAAACGGCATCTGCGCCCCTGCTTCAGCGATCCCGATAGCCGATGTAGGCAGCACAGGCTTGCAAGGCACAGCGCCTATCTCGGTAGCGTCCACGGGCACGATCTCGGTAGCGGCGGCGACGACAAGCGCCTTGGGCGTAGTCGAAACGGACGCGGCGGGAACGCTCTCGAACTCCAGCGGCCTGATCGCGGTAGCCAAGGTGCCTTATGCGCTGACGTTCAACAATGGCGGATCTGGAGCGGCCAGCGGTCAGACCTTCGACGGCAGCGCGGCATATACGATTAGCTACAACACTCTGGGCGCGGCTCCCACGGCGAACCCGACCTTTACCGGGACACTGAATGCGGCTGCCCTTACCGCCAGCGGGACGATCACGCTTTCTGGGATTGAAGGCGTATCAACCTACTGCGTGCAGGTTAGTTCGACAGGCGTCCTGAGCAACACGGGAGCAGCGTGCGGCAGCGGCGGAGGCGGCGCGGTTAACTCGGTTAGCAACTCCGATGGGAGCCTGACGATCTCACCAACTACCGGCTCCGTCGTGGCTTCGCTGAATCTTGGGAATGCGCAGACTTGGACCGCGAAACAGACCTTCGGGACCAACATCAGCATCGGCGGCGTAACACCCTCCGGCGCAACCGGCACAGGCAACGTCGTGTTCTCAGCGTCTCCGGCGCTCACTGGCACACCGACCTTCGCCAGCGGCTTTGCGGCAGCTACGGCGGGAACCGGATCAGCGGGAACCTCGACGGCTTGGCTGAGTGCCCTCTACATTGGCAACGGAACTTACTACTCGGAAATCACGCCTGCCAGCCCTGCGGCGAATGAGAGTATCGCCATGCCGACGACAGCCACGAGCACGGACACCTTCGCAGTTCTGGGTACGCAGCAGACCTTCACGGCAGGCCCAAAATTCAGCACGGTCGCTCCCACGATTGCGATGACGAGCAATCAACTGATCACCGGGACTGGCTCGAACCTCACCACGCTGACCTTCCCCGTGCCGTCGGGCGGGGTTACGCTGACCTTCCCGATTACGAGCGAGTACATGGTCGGGGCGAACTCGGATACGACTACGACCCACGTTCTCCATGCAACGGCTGTAGCGGGAGTCTTCAACTCCGCAGCGATTGCGGCGGGTGATCTTCCGGCTGCTGGAACTGCCACGTTAGGCGCGGTGAGCACGGGTACATCCACGAGCAGCGGTATTGCAAACTCTAGCGGCGCAATCAGCGTGGTGAACTTTGTCGCCGATGTGACATTCACAATCGCTTCGAGCACCACTATTAACGCCAACTCCTGCTCTCCGGCATCGAGCAGCAGTGGAACCTCAGTCAACATGACGGGGCTTACCTCGACGATGGCGATGATGGTCACGCCGAACACAGACCTTACAAACATAACAGGATGGGGCAACCCCGCAGCGGGCGTGCTCTACATTACCGTCGCTCCCGGCTCTGGGGCGTTCACTTATCACGTCTGCAACAACACGGGTTCAAACATCACGACCGGTGGCTCGGCAACCTTCAACGTGAGTGCGCGATGAAAAAGATTCTCTCAATCCTGCTCCTTTTTCCGCTGCCTATATTGGCGCAGTACACGGTTCCGACGTATGTGATGGGGCCAATTTCCTTGCCCCCTCCTGCTATAACCAAGGCCATCGTCACCGCGTCCACCACGAACGCGAACTCCTACACCACCGGCTCGTTCTCGCCAGCGTCCGGCGTCCTGCTCTATGTCGAAGTGATCGCTTCGGGCACCACGGACCCCGGCACCAGCGTCACCGAATCCGCTTCGGAGACAACCTTCTCCCTGATCGGGACGGCGGTCACGGCGAGCAGCGCAAACACGCTCTATGCCTATGTGTCGAACGGCAAGACTACTTCGACAACCTCGCGCACAGTGACATTCAACTGTCCTAATACCGCTGCGACGGGTGCTTTGGTCGGTGTCTACGCGATTACCAACATGACGGCTCTGGGCCTAAGCGCCTTCGTACAAGAGGCAGTCGCTAACAACGTCGGCGCTTCGACAACCCCGGCGCCTGTCTTTCCTTCGGCCGTGCTAACCGCCGACCCTGTGCTGGCCTTTGTCGGCAACGCAACCAACCCCGGCGGCATCACGGCTCCCTCAAGCTGGCATACGACCGACTCCTACGGGTATGCCACACCGACGACTGGCTTCAGCGGCTCCTATATCAACTCTGGGTTCACGGGCACGACGGTGACATGGGGCAGCACGTCCACCGCCCATGGCGACTTCGCGGTAGAGCTTACCAGCGGATCAGGGCCAGCCGCCGCGACCAAGACCTTCTACGCTGTCGATTCGATCATCACCGCAAATGGGACACCCGTGGGCACGACGGCGACTGTAGCGAACATGAATGCCGGAACCTATGGGAAACTGCATTCGTGGAGTTCAAGTTCCATAGGTGATTTCTCATTTGCTGCGAGCCAGGTTGCCCTGCCGGCCAGCGTGCCTGTGAACAGTTGCGGGACGTGGCCGCAGAACATGTCTTTGCAGAGCATAGCGTGGAACGATACAGTGACATACGCATATCCGCAAATGGATATTTCCAGCACATCACCCGCAAAGGCCGTCTTTACTGGATACTTTAAGTTCAACACTCCGGATCAGGGCGGCAGTGGGGGTCAGATGGATCGTGTCTACGCGGCGTTTGAAAGCGGCGATTACTGTGTGATCCAACAGCAAACAGGCACCGGAGCGGGAGCACCCTGTAGTGGTTATGGAGTTGAGATTGAAGGGAAGAACACTGGCGCTGGCGGCACGGTACACAGCTCTGGCTGTGTGCCTATGACTCCGGGTACAGGTTATTGGTATACCTTTCTTGTGGACAGCACGGATAAGGTCTGCAAGTTACAGGTGTACGACTCGACTTTCACAACGCAGGTGGGGAGTGAACTCACGCTCACAATCTCAACAAGTGACACTCTAGGTGTGATTAAGTACGGTAACGGCGAAGGCGCGTCCAGTTCGACCACTTCGTATTATCAGTATGGTATGGTGGATGTGACCAATGCGACCTATCCGAACATCCCGCATTAACATGAAAAGCCTCGCTCTCATCCCGTTCCTCTTCGCTTCGCTCGCCTTTGGGCAGGCATGGTCCGGAATCCTCGCTACTTCTCGCGCGATGGACTGGACCACGGCCGGCGCAGGAACAATCCCTACCCGCACAACCTACTGCACGACGACTGCCTGCACGACGCTATGCGGTACCCCGCAATCTGACAACACCTGTCACGGCGGAACGGTCACGGCGACGACGATCACGAACGCGGTCAACTCGGCCAGTAGCGGCCAAGTCGTGCGTATTCCCGACGGATCGTTCACCGTTGCGGGGTTCAAGATCGGGGTCAGCAACATCTCACTGCGGGGTGCAGGTCCGAACAAGACTTTCCTTGTCCTCTCTGGCAGCGGCTACAACTGCAACGGTCCTGATGCGGCGATCTGCGTCTGGAACGGTGACGGTAGTTGGTGGGGAGGGCCGGACAATGGCCCAGTGAGTTGGACGGCGAGCAGCTATGCTCAAGGCACCACAACCATCACCCTTGCCAGCCACGCGAACCTGAAAGTCGGAACGCTGCTCACGCTGATTCAGGAGGACGACACGTCAAACTCCGGTACCGGCTGGCTGGACTGCGGAGCCGAAGCGACGTGGTGCTCGCAGCAGGGCGCATCGAACAGCCAATGGGTCACTTACTACTATTCAGGGAATGGAGCGACCGAGGCCGAGAACGTGACAGTGACCGCCTGCGGTACCTCGACCTACGGCGCATCCTGCAGCAGCAACACTGTGACCTTTACGCCGGGTCTGCGAGCGCCTAACTGGACTTCGAGCAAGACGCCGGAAGCGACTTGGCCGAGCAGTCTTCCGCTGACAGGTGTCGGCCTTGAAAGTTTCTCCATGGATTGCTCTGGCGCGACTGTGGATTGCGTGCAGTTCGAGGGCGATACGGCAAGTTGGGCCGAGTACCTGCGGACTAACTCGATCGGCTCCCTTCATTACGCCTTGGACATGTCCTCGCACATCACCGTTTTTTCGAGCTACATGTACGGCGGTTCGGGATCTTCGGAAGCCTATGGCGTGGACAGCGAGAACGGGAGCGCGGACAACCTCGCTCTGAATAACATCTGCAACCACAATGCGAACTGCATGGCGGCGGAAGGGGGCGACTCCGGCACAGTCTTTGCCTACAACTACTCAGTCGATGACTACTTTGGGCCGGGGCAATACCAGCAGGGACCGTTCACGCACTCGGCCGGGAACCACATGGAACTCTGGGAAGGCAACGACTTTCCCGACATCCAGAACGACATCATCCACGGGCCGAGCAATGCCGGCACAGTCTACCGCAACCACCTGACGGGCCTCGACCCGATTACCAGCGCGAACAACGGCGGCGACGGGCCAAAGACCATCGGGACGACTGCCCTCAACATCGGGGCCACAAATCGCTACTACAACGTCGTCGCCAACGTTCTCGGTACCTTAACGCACCACACTCTCTATCAGGACTCTGCGCCGAGCACGTCCGCCTGCACGCTCACGAACGAATGGACTTCAGTCTTCCCGGTCTACCTGCTTGGCTATTCGGACCAGTGGGGCGGGGCGTTCACTTCAGGTTGCGGTCTGGGAAGTCCAAATATCAACAACGACCTTGCGGTAGGCACCACCCTGATGCGGTGGGGGAACTACGATACTGTGACCGGGACGATCAGGGAATGCTCTGCCGCGTCGCCCTGCTCCGGCGTGGACGAGGCGGGGGACGGCGCGAACACCTACCCGGCCCTCAGCAGCCCTGCCACGAGCTTTCCGGCGAGCTTCTTTCTCTCGGCCGAGCCTTCGTGGTGGGTGTTTCCATCGGGAACCGCGGCGCCGTGGCCCGGAACCGGCCCGGACGTGACCGGCGGGGATATCTCAGGGACCGGCGGGCACGCCAACCTCAACCCGGCAGCCAACTGCTACCTGAACGTCATGGGCGGATCGACAACAGGGTCTAGCGGCTGGCTCACGTTCAATCCAAGCGCGTGCTATCCGACGAGTCCGGCTGCGCCGACAGGATTGACGGCGGTAATTATGACAGGAGTGAGCGCACAATGAAGACTATCATCGCAATCGCGCTCTGTCTTGGTTCGCTCGCATGGGGCCAGCGCAACGAGCTTGGCGTCTACGCGACCGGCAACCTCAACCCGCAGTACATCGTGAACCTTGAGCACGGGGCTAACCCGATCCTGGGCAGCAACAAGTCCACATGGGGCTACGGCTTCAGCTATGACCGCTTCTGGGGGAACTTCGGCGCTGGCTTCCTCTACGAGCAGAACCCGAAGTCAGACGGCAAGCTGGTGGTGCCAGACGGTTGCTGTTCGCTCTTGCAGGCCAAGACCTATATCTGGCCGCTCGATCGATGGGACTTGGCGGCGCTCGCCACGTACCGGATGCCCGTCGGGAAAAGCCGCTGGACCGTCTTCGCGCAGGCAGGACCGGGGTGGGTCATCACCAATGGCGGGTCGAACTCTGGGGTCAGTGAAGACTTTGCACTGGTATCCGGCCTGGGCGTGGACTACCGGATTCGTAGTCGGTGGAAGCTCCGGGCGGGTGAGACGTTCCTGAACACGCATCAGGGATGTTATGGCGATCCAACGTGCTCTGAAACATGGAGCCTGATTCAAGACTTGCGAGTAGGGGTTGTGACCACTTTCTGAGAGGTGCTAGGTGGCTGAAAATGAGGTTGAGTGTCCAAAGCAGGAAGGATGTCCACTTGGACTCACCGGAGGCAAGGTTGCCCTCATGGAGGAGCATGTGAGTAAACTGATGAAGACCGTCTATGGAGATGGCAACGGCAACGAAGGACTACAGCCGCTCGCACAACGCCGCGAGGCTCAGATGGCTCTCCTGCTCTACGTCTTTGGACCATCCAGCATCCTTGGCCTGATATTTGCTTTCATCACTCTGATTTTGCAAGCAAGACACTAAGGAGAATCTATGAAAAACCGTATCTACGCAGCCCTCGCCTCGCTCTTGGCGCTGACCATCGTCGCCGGGTGCCGCGCACAGCAGCCGCCCTCGCCCACGGCTTACACCTGTCCCACGGCTGTCAGCGGTGGGACCACCTACACGGAGATCAACCCGCCAGCCAGCAACCTCGTAGCGGCCTCAATTACCACCACCAGCTACAAGTGGACCCCCTCCACAGTAGGCCCGTATTGCGCCATAGTCCAGGCGTGGGGGCTTCCTGCCGGGGCGACGGTCTATCAGGTCAGTTCGCCATCAAACGTCGTCCAGATCACGAATACGGCGACTGACCCGGTAATCGACTTCAGTTGGACAGCCCCCGCCACGAACGGCACCTACTCGTCCTACACGTACATCCTGAGCTATGCGGCGGCGACGGCAGTAACGACGGTCCCGACGGCTCCAGCCTTGGCAACACCGACCATCAGCACGTCCATGGTGGAGAGCCCGCAAATAATTCTCTCCGCCAGCCTTGGAAAGCGGTAAACTCTAACTCGAAAGGATTGCTATGAACTGGAGTGATCTTCTCAGCAACAAGTATTTCACCGCAATCGAGGCTGCGGTCGCTGCGTTCCTTGTGACGTTCTTCTACAACTGGTGGACCGCTGGCGCAGCGTGGCCGATCAACTGGCATTCGCTGGTCACGGGCGTAGTCGGGGCGGTGATCCTCGCCGTCTATAACCTGTACAAGCAGTCGCCGACAGCGAAGCCATGAGCACCCCTATCAACTTTGGCGCAGCCTTGCAGCAGCTCTCTGACGATCTGCACCAGTTCTTCGTGAAGGCCAACACGGCGCTCGATACGGTCAACTTAGTGCTCAACGAGGCTGTGCAGGTGGAGAAGGACGCTGACGACAAGATCATCTCAATCCACTGGCGCTGGCCGTTTTAGGAGAGAATCAATGGCATTCGACATCTTCAAAGGCGGCAAGCTCGCGCCAGTTCACCTGCCGTGGCACGTCGCCCTCAGTGACCACCTTGACGCCGCCGCCAGTTGGCCCCCAGTCCCGCCGCAGGGATGGGAATACGCCGTACCCCAGTCCGAGATGAGTGTGCTCGGCAACGACCAGTATGGATGCTGCGCCGAGTCCGGAGCGTGCGGCCTAGCGCAGATACAAAGCTGCAACGCTAATCCCACTGACCCCTTCGTTCCCACGACCGCCGAGGCGCTGGCGCTCTACACTGCCGTCACCGGGTTCAACCCGAACGATCCGAACAGCGACCAAGGGACAGTCTTAACCGACCTGCTCACCTACTGGCAGAACACCGGCTTCGAGTTGACTACCCGCTCCGGCAAGACGCGCCTAAGCCAGATCGTCGGGTGGGCCTCGCTCGACATTTCCAGCTTCGCGCTGCTGCGGTGGGCCGCGTACACGTTCGGCGGCTCCTACCTTGGCATCCAGTGCCCACAGAAGTGCGAGACGGACACAACCAACTGGAACTTCGGTCCTGGTCTGCCTATCGCTGGCGGTCACTGCATTGTGCAAGCGGGCGAGGGCGCAGCTGGCGGCAAGATGCGCACGTGGGGTCTGTTCATTCCCGCATCGGCTGGCTTTATGGGCGCGTACATCGACGAGGCCTATATCATTTGCTCAAAAGACTGGGTTAATAATCAAGATAAGAGTCCGTCAGGCTTAAATCTGGATAGCCTTCTTGCAGCAATGAAACTAGCGGGATCGAGTTCACAATGAGTAGAGCGAAAATTCATTCCGGCGTTTGCCTTGCCTGTTGTTGCTCTTTCCCATCCGAGAGAACCAAGACACAATTTTGTAGTCGAAGCTGTGCATCGAAGGCTACGCAGCGTATGCGCAAGGAACGCGGAGACTTTAAAAACAAAATCTTGGATCATGTAATTCTTCGCGCAGTGAATTTAATTAACTCAGGTATGACTTGGAAGAACGCGGCCAAAGCTATAGGGTTGGACCATACGACCTTGCGCAAAAGAGTTAGACTCCTTGGTTGTCCTGTTCGCCGTGGACTCCGTGGCAGCAGACTACCAAGGACTTTGAATGTTCCCACCGATGACGCTACTCTAGCCTATATTGCAGCGATGATTGATGGAGAGGGATCAGTCCAAATGTGTAGGGGGAAACGGCTCTCGCTTTGCGTCTACATTTACAACACTAGTCTTGATTTGATGAAATGGCTTGCTTTGGTTGGCGGCGTGTATGTGCCTCGGCACACGTTGCCGCATCGTAAGCAGGGCTATGAGTGGCGAGTAAAAGGCAGGGAAGACGCCCTTGCTTTGCTCATGGCCGTTGAGCCTTTCATGATTATTAAAAAGAAACAGGCCCACGAAGCTATTGAATTTTTGCAAAGGGAAATCGGAAAGAACTATTTCAACGCGCAAAACGTATCACCAACGGGCTTGAATCTCAACAGCCTTGTCGCCGCCATGCAAGCGGCCAAGCGCAACAGACCACCTGCAATTTGAAAAGGAGCTAACCACATGAAATCGCTTTTCGCAGCACTCGCAGCACTCATCCTGCTCATGCTCGTGATCCCTGGGTACGCGCAAGTCACCACGCAAGCTACCGCCTCAGCGATCCACTACGACGGCGCTTGGACCGCCGGAACCGAAGAGACGGAGAGCCTGCCGGTGGTCTACCTCGGCGCAGCGAAGAACAACATCGTATCGCTCGGCGCACGGGAGATCATTAATCCGGGCTACTGGAACATGTATGGCGCTCTCGGCAACTACCAGCCTGACCTGACGTGGCTATTCAAGCACACGGCGCTCGATCCGTCGCAGTTCACGCTTTCCTTCGATGTGGATGGTGGGATAGCTACGCTGACAGATGGCGGGACAAAACCGGCAGTCGAGGGCCGCGCTAACTTCCAGTACGCGCTGACGGCCAACACCGCGCTCACAGGCGGCTACGCTGGCGGCGGCATGATTGGCGGCAAGCCATTTGGCGTGGTCAGCGTGGGATTCGCGTACCTGTTTGGTGATCCTAACTCGACGCAGAGCATGAGCCGGAAACGGTTTCTGCTCAGGCAAGCAATCAAGAAGTAAGCCATGCCCTCCATAACCCCACTCACGCCCGCCGAGTGCCGCCAGATCGACTGGGAAGTCTCGCACTACCCGTGGTGGCGCAAGCGGCTTATCGAACTGGACATCTTCATCAATGTCTGGTTCCTCAATGGCCTGCTCGGCGAAACAATCTCAGCCCGCGCCGGCCGGATGGCCTACCGGCACCGGTGGTGGGCCGAGTGGCTCTGCGACTTTCTGGACCTGATCGAGAATAACCATGGCCCAAAGGCGGTAGAGGCTGATCGCTACCGCGCCTGGCTGGTCGAGCAGGCCGAGCTTAATTCGGGGTTGCTGACATGACCATCATGCAAGGAATCGCGCGAGAAGAGGGATTCTACGTTGAGGACAGCCGGTCCCTAAGGAACTTTAACCCCGGAAACCTCGACCTCGAACCATGGCTTGAGCGTCCCCCCTACAACGCCGTCCTTGAGACGATCCCACACGGCTACCACGAGACGCCGCGCTTTGCCAGCTTCCCGTCCGCTAACGCTGGCTGGAGCGCCATGCGCGACCTGCTCACGAAGGACTATATCGGCATGAACGTGGCCGCAGCAATGAACAAGTGGGCGCCGCCGAGCGACGGCAACGACACTTCAGCCTACACGGAGACGATCTGCAAACTGTGCAGCGTCACGCCAGAGACGATCCTGACGGCTGAGTTGATCGGGTAGAGCTTCACTGCAAGGGGAAGAGAAAGGAGGCGGAGCAGAGCCGTACAAACCGCATTGCACGCGAGGGCCGGAGCAATCCGGCCTTTCGCGTCGGTGGGGTCACTTCTTCGCCGGTTCTTCCTTCGATGTCACCGATGGCTGTAGCGGCTTTGCTACGCACGCCGGGTCGCCGCTTCCATCAAGCTGCGGTATAAGATTCTCGCCACACGCTTTCACTAGCTCTTGGATTACGCCCTGAAGGGCAACAGACGTATCCTGTAGCTTTTTCTGTGCCGCCTGAAATTCGGCCTGCGCCTGCCGGTTCAGGTCATCAACCTTGAAATACTTGGCCTTCAATTCAAGGGAGATAGTGGGAGCTTCCGGAGCCTTCGCTGGCGGCGATGTAGGCGGCTGCTGTGCGGTTGCGGCGTAGGCAGCGAGGCAGAGCGCGGTGAGGGCGATGAGGCGGATGAACAACTTCATTTCGATTTCTCCTTTTTGGATGGTTGATCTTGGTCTGAAAAGTACCAGTCTGCATCGCCTGTGATGTAGCCGCAGGGCATATCCTTCTTTGGCGATGCTGTGGTTTTCCTAGATGTGAGTATCTTATCGATCTCACACAAGTCTCTCTCATGAGCGTCTAGCTCCTTACGGAAAGCATCGTATATCTGATCGCGGTTTGCGGACACTTCGTCGTATCGCCGCTGGAGATCAGCAATGTACGCCGCCACATCATCGAGGGTGCGACCTTCGGGTAAAGTGCATTTGGTCAAATCACCCCTCGCACAGATGATTAGCACGCCCCCATCTGAGGGCAATGCTGGACTGATGGTGGTGTAGTACGTTTCTACTGATGGGAGAGGTGCCCGCGAGGAGCCGTCATAGGTTGTTGCTGGTACGCTCTGCCCCAGGACCGGCAACGCCGCGAGCAAAAGTGACGCGATGAGATGTTTCATGTTTCTCCTTCCCAGTCCTGGTCGCGGTTCTAGTCGTCGGTGGCCTTCATGCCGCGCTGCAAGTCGTCTAAGGCTGCACGCTCGCGAATAAGGATTGCTGTGCCGTGCTGGCTCCATGTTGCGCGGACTCGCCCAACGCGAAATAACCACACAATATCTTTTTTGCGCTCTGCGATCTGGCGCTCCCGCTCCACGGTGAAGAGGTAGGCGGCGTGGATAGCTTTCGCTCTTCCTTCAGGGCTATCATCCTCCTGCCATTCTTTAAAAGAATTGTCATGCCACTTGGCGTCTGCTGGCATGAGGAATATGCCGATATGAAATTGGTCAGTTCCATAGGAATCAAGATCACGAACCCACGTTCTGACGTATTTCCACCGCGCTTTTATGTACTTCCGCTCCTGCTGCTCGGTAAGTGGCTGCTGCTCAATCATCGTCTTTCCCTACCTTTCTTATAGCCGCCTTCAAGTCCTGAAGATAGCAGATAATCACGAACGCGAGTACGCCGCTCCATACAAATAGGAGCACGAACGAGCAAAAGATAACATTCGCCAATCTATCCAGCGTCATGCTCGGCTCCCTTCGCTTGCACGGAACGGGGGCTGTAAGAAGTGCGTGGATTACAGCAATTTGCCGCATTAATGGAATCCACGATAGACTGCGGATCGTTCTCTTCATACCATTTGCGATCTCGCTCCTGTTCGACTTCTTGGAATCCGCCAGATTCCCCTAAAAATTTTTCGCCTCGTGGTTGGTCATCACCCTCTATCACATCTTTCTCGCTGACCGGCGCTTTCAGCCGCGCGTTCTCAGCCTCTAGCTCGGTGATGCGCAACCGTAAATCAGCGATGCCCTTGGTATGTTCGATAAGTTCGCCTATCTCTTCATGGTTAATTCTTATCGAAACACACTCATCTTCACGAGCAAACTTACTCCTCAATTCAAGGGCTTCCAAGATAGTCTCAATCGGCGTCTCAGTCATGCTTCCCTTCCTTCTGCTTCTGGATGTTCCGCCATGCGTCGGCCCATGCTTGTCGATCCTGTCGATTGTATCCAACGCGTTCGCCTAAGAGCCTACCACCGGAAAACACACAGATGGATCGAATGCTATATTCAAGACGGGCATCCGGGTAGACCTGCTTCACTCTCTGCTCTGAAGTCACTTCCGTTCTCCCTTCTGCCCTAGCAGGCGAGTGCTAACCCTAGCAATCTCTGCTGCTATCCACGCTGGTGATTCTTTTCGCAGCCGCTCATCGTAGTGGCGCAGAGCGGCGAGCATCCCCGCTTCACCACTGCGTCCGGATGGGCCAATCTGCTGCTCAAAAGTATCCAGACACTCGCTCACCATATCCTGCTCGATCACGCGATGCAAAAAAGCAGGCGCGACGAGCGGCTCAGCGGGCGATTCATACTTTTTACGCGCTTCGCCAAAAGTGCGCGGCTCGGTAGCGAGCGCGGTCTGGCTGCATAGCTCTAAATCTTTAATTCGTTTCGCAAGGTTGATTACCGCCCCTGCGATAATCTCTGGCTCATTTGTATGGTTAAGTATTTCCCTCACCACATCCAAGTCGCCATACATCACTTCACTGAGTTGACTCATATTATTTTCCCTTCTCCACCAGCCTCTCGCCGTCCCACACCAGCCGCCGTTCCGCTGCTACCTCGCCATACTTCGTGCTCCGCCGCTCCCACGTCACTCGACTTACCCTGCACCGGCAGACCTCAACGCCGTCGATCACGCGCGGGGCCTGGTTGCAGATGGGGCAGGTCACTTCAACGCCTCAGAGATTTCTTCTCGCATGATTTCGCGTATTACTTCTTCCAGTGTCGGTGGAATAACTGGCGCGGTTTCTTTTGGTAAACCAAAACTGCCGGGGTGCATGATACCCATCGCTACAATGCACTCCTCGCACCAGTGCCGCGTGGGAATCGCCGCGTCAACCCACCCATCCCGGCTCCATGACGCCCCTATTCTCACTGTGATAGGTTTCAAGAACCTGTCATTATCAACTGCCGACTTGCCGCATCGATCACATGTGTACGTTGTTGTTTTTGCCATCACGTTCACTCTCCTCTCTGCTCCCTGTCAGATGGTCTTACCTTCTCCCGCCCCCCTGTCCCCTCTGCCTCTTCTGCCTCGTCCTCATCTTCTTCCTCATCCTCGCCCTCTCCCTCCTCCTCTTCCTCGCCTCCATGAAACTCGTCGCAGCAATCCTGCCCACAGAACACGTTCCCTTCCTCGTCCCACACCACCATAGCCTCGTCCCAGAATTCGTCCTCGGGGGGGTCATATCCGTTGTAGCCACCACTACCATTAGGCAAGGCAGGATAGGCCCGGCCGATCGCATCGCCGCAGTTCGAGCATTCAATCAACTGGCTCATAGGATCTCTCCGGCGGAGGCCGCTGCTTGCTGCGCATGCTTCTGGGTTAGATCGTCCACAGTGGCCAGTGCGCGCTCGGTAAAGGTGACGTCCTGCCCCAGCTCCCTTCCCGGCTCCCGCTCCCCCTCCTTCCCGCATCCCCTTGCCTGCAAACTAGCCGCGTCCTCGATCATCACCTGGGCGCCATCCAGCGAGCGGAACTCCAGCTCGGCCACCGGCACGATCTCATAGCGATCCGGCTTGTAGGTCCAGCCCCAGAGAGCGATCATCTCGGCGTTCTTTCTCTCCCACGACTCTTTCCGCGCCCGCTCGCGCCGACCGATCGCCTTCTCAGCATCCTCGCGCGACAACCACAACCCCACCAGCTGCGCGTCTGCCTCTTCGATCTCCCCACGCTCGTCGCGCTCGATCTCAACCGTGCAGACGGCGTAACATGCGAAGTTAAATCTCATGACCGCGACCTCCCCCCTCCCTCACGTCCGCCTCCAGTTCCTCCTCTACTTCCCCCTCTACCCTTCCTGCTCGCCAGCGCCTCTCGGACCAGCACCCGGATCGTCGCCAGGACCGTCCGGTCCTCTGCCGCAGCCAGCCGCTCGATCTCTGTCATGGTCTCGGCGTCGAAATATACGTGGGCGTCGCGCTTGGGTTCAGACTTGCTGTCAGCCCCCTCAGCCCTCCCTTGCTTGCTCTCGCTCCTGCTTCCTGTCTTCATAAGCCAATACTAGACCTTTCTTTAGGATTGTCAAGGATAAAATGGGAATTATCTTTTCAGGTCCACTTCTGCCATCTCGGCCCAGTTCTTGCCCACGGCGCAATCGACCCCGATCCACAATCCCCCTGGCGCCGCCGGGCCGCGCAATACCTTGCTGGGAGACTCCAGAATCGGCCGTACCCGCGCCAAGTGTTCCTCCAGCAGCGCCTCGTCGAAGTGGAACAGGAAACTGTCGTGAATGTTATCGCAGAGCCCGTACCTGTCCACTAGCCCTTCCCGGTCCAGCTCCTTCATCTTCTCTCTGATATGCCCGAACGCGATATTGCTCAACCAGAACGAAATGGCCTCCTCGCCTTGATCGCCGTGGCCCCACTCCGACTTCCTAGCGTCCCAGCGGAACACCTCGTAGTAATGCCGCAAGTGTCCAAACTCGGTCTGTAGGAAGTTCTGCTTATGAGCTAACTCCTGTACCCACTCCTGCCACGCAAACACCTTGGGGAAAACCTCCTTATAAGATTCCAGAATGGATGTCGCCTCGAAGAGTCCAGAGAAAAATTCTATATACCTCGTATACAATCCGTTGTCCTTGAGCCCGTTGCCTATTCCCAAGCCGGCGTGCTTGACCTTGGAGTCGCGTATCTCCCTGAACTTCTCATTCGACTTCAGCCACTTGCATCGCTCCTTCAGTTCCTCATCGGACTCGTGTAGGATTTCTTGCACACGCCACAACTTCAGGAAGTGCCCGGTCATGATGCTGTGCATGTCGATGCGTGCGAGGCGGATATAATTCGGGTCGTTGGCGAGGTAACCCAGGGTCAGGACGTGGCAGGACTTGAAATCCCATTCGCTCAGGAGTTTCCCCGGCTCGGCTGCGATCATGGATCGCGTAGCCTTGGCCAGCCGCCCATGCTTGGGAAAGTTCTGAATGTTGGGATTGCGACTGCTCAACTGTCCAATAGCTGTGGCAAACGTGAAAGTCGTATGCACTCGACCATCTGCGTGCGGCCTGAACCCTTCCACGTAAGTTCCCTTGGCCTTTCCAATTTCACGGCACTCGATCACCTTGACGTAGAAATTGTCCTTATAGCGCGCAGATAACCGCATCAACTCCTTCTTCCCGGTCGTCTTCTTGCCATCCTTGGACTGAGGGATCTTGTGCCGTCGAGCGGTCATGTAGGCCATCAATTGAGGAGATGAGTTGGGCGAGAACTCGTAGACCCGGCACCAGCGGCGGTCAGTCGAACCAGTCGAGCCCTCCGAGCCCTCCGAGAACGGACGGAGGTCGTAGAAGTACCTCTCGCCCTCTTCCAGTTCGCCGTCCTCGTTCTTGGTCGGCGGCTCTTGGAACCGCTCCTGCCTGACTTGGGTCAGCTCGTTCTCCGTGATGGCCTGCCAGCGAGCCAGCTTCCCTGCCCTCTCTGCCTTCTCGCGCTGGGCCTTGGTCAGGGGCCTCTCTGTAGGCCCAGTGGCAGGAAGGGGCAATTCCGGGGCAGCAATGACCCTCTCCAGCACCTCCTTCAGCCCCGCAGGGACCGTCTTGTACCCGCCCTTGGGATGGATCTTCCGGGCCTCGTCAGGGAACTTCTGGTCCAGCTCCGCCCTGGCCTCCCGCTCCGCCTGCTCGAACTCTGCCCCCAACGCCATTCGCTTCTGGTCGTTTATCGGCAACCCCTGATCCTCCATCTTCGCCAAGATTGGCCGTACCTGCTCGACCTGAGCGACATAACCAGCTGACTGCCGACCGGGAACCGAGTCCCACCAAATCTTGCGGTCCTCCATCGTCTTGCGCGTGGTCCGGTAAACGCGCAAGGAAGCGTCCGTATCCACAATTCCATAGAATTCCAGACACTGATCGTTGTAGTGCTTCCACGGAAAGGGGAACGAGGAGAAGGAGGCCGAGAACTGAAGGTGGGCTGGCAGGTCCGGCTGTGCGAAGTGGTGCTGCTGGAGGGTATCATGGACCGTACCAGTAGGCAGGAAATAAGAGGGATCTGAGAAGTCACGCTCCCCGACCGCGCGCAAGACCTTCTGGTCGAACAGCCAGTAGTTATGACCGCACTTGGGCAGCGATAGTCGCAGCAGCCACCTCGTCGCTGCAATCCCGTCCTGGTCCCACTGCAAGGCAATCCCTTGACCCGGCTCGATCGAGAACTGACTCAGCCTGACTTGCGTGTCCGTGAACCCGTCCGTCGCGTCCTCGTCCAAGGAGGCCGATTCGTAGGTCTCGATGTCATGGCTCAGGCACAGGTACGACCTCTCCCGTTCGTCAGGGCTCAGGGCCAGCCAGGCGTCCGACCGCGCTTTGACGTCCCGGCAGAACAGGTCGATCTCGCGGCGGGTCGGGTGGAGCTGGTAGCGGAGGGAGTGACGCCGGAGCCAGCAGGTTAAGTCAGCCTGCACTTGCTGCTTCCGCTTCTGCTCCCAGTCCGAGTAGTTCGCGTCCCAAGCATCCGGGTTATCCACTGGATCATAAGGACCGTCGTAGTTCTTCAGTGAGAGGTCCGGCAGGTCCAGTATGAACTGCTGATCCCTCCCCGCCGCCACGTTCACGGCCCGAGCGATATCCCTGGCCAGCACCCCCGTAAGGTGAATGGCGCCGCGGCGGAGGAAAGCTGGGTGGTAAGTTGGGACAACCAGCAGGGGGTCGGCCTCGTGGTCCCTCCCGGCTGCCTGCTCGTAGACCTCCAGCGCGCGTAAGACATATCCCCGGAGATGCCCTACCCCTCGGTGCTCTCCTGACAGCCCGGTCATTGTCCGCGTCGGCACGTTCCCCAGAGTCAGCACGACCTTGGGCTTGAACTTTCTCAAGAAATCCAATACGTTCTGTTCGCAATGCTGGATCGCCTCGTACTCGTAGCTGGCTCCATCGAGCGCGTTCCCAAAGGGGCGGCAGAAGATTGTGTTGGCGATAGCGAACTGGTCGCGAGCCAGCCCTATCCGGCGGATAGTACGTTCGAGCACCGATCCGCTGGCTGCGTATGGCCGGAAGGGGAGCTGGTCGCGGGCTTCGTTTTCTCCGCTGGCCTCCCCCAAGATGGCTACCTTGAGTGTGCCAAATCCTTCAGGAGAGAGGAAATCGGAGCCAGCGGACTCCAGCGGACAGCCGTAGCACGTGAGACATTCTTTCTTCCGAGGGGTCATCTTAGAGCCACCTCAACGCCAACGGGTCAACCTTGCATCTCTCCGCCAGCATGTCCATCGGCCCCACGAGCCGCAACCCTTCCAGACTCCTGGCACGACTAAGCGCGACATATAGCATAGCGTGCTGCCGGGCGAACATCCACCCACGGAAATCGACCTGCACCCGGTCCAGACTCAGCCCCTGCGCGCGATGAACCGTACTCGCATAGGCCAGCCTCAGCGGGAAATACTCGATCTGGCCTACCACCCATCTCCGCTTTGACTTACGGTAGTAGGGCTGGGCTAGGAATCTCCCGTCCCCCTCGCCTCCCTGATCGATCCACGCCCCGTTGTACCAGTCCGGCTTGTCCCCGAAGTCCATTGCGCGAACCAAGCTCTCTACTCCCACGACCTCTCCGGTGCGCACCAGCTCGACCAGCACAGTCGGCGCCATGCCACCTTCCCGGCTTGACTGAATCCCCCGGACCCATCCACAATCCCCATTCGCGTAGACGATCTGCCGGTCCTCGTACTTGTTGGCCAGGATCATCACGTAGCAGCCCTCACGCAAGATGGTCCGCTCGGGGATGATCTGCCACTCTTTCCTGATCCTTCCTCCTGCGGCCCAGCGGCGGCTCGGCAACTGGATCAGCCTCCCCCGCTCCCGGTCCAGCCTCAGTTGGTTGATCCGGTCCACCTCGTCGTTCTTGCCCACGATCGTTGTCCCGCGAAACTCGTTATCGACGAAGCTCTCAAACCTCTGGCCGCAGGACTGGAACACCTGCAGGCAGTCCTGCCCCCGGCCGGCGCGCGCGAAGTTCAGCGCGGCCAGAAATCTCTGATCGGCTTGGCGCCAGACCTTGGTCAGGCGGGTCTCGTTCTTGGCGAAGCGGTCCCAGAACTGGGAGAGGAAGGCCCACGGGATAGGCTGGGCAGCACGGCGTCGGCCTCCGTTCGTGCTCCCCGCTGGCCGATCTGCGATTGCCGGCAGCTGCATGAAATCTCCAACCAGAATCAGTCCTACCGGCCTAGCTCCATCCTCGGCCCGGTGTAGGTTTACGTCGTCGAACACCCGAACCAGCAGGTCCAGTGTCTCCCTCGAAACCATTGAGCACTCGTCGAGCACGACATTCCGGTATCCCTCTTCAGCCAGCTTCTTCAGCCGACGTTGCGCCGTCCCCTGAATATAGGCGTCGCGCAGGGAGTCGGTGTCGAAGAATCCCAGCAGGGAGTGGATCGTGATCGTGTTCAGGTTAACGGCTGAGATCCCGGTCGAAGAGGAAAGTGCTGCATAGCGAGGGTCCGAGGCACAGCGTTCGCGGCACAGGAAAGTCTTCCCACTCCCGGCGATCCCGGTCACGAAAGCGCAGGGGGTGGGGGCGTCGGAATCAAGCGGGATGTCGTGCAGGGAAGAGAGAGACTCGGCAAGACCGGCTTCGTCGGCGACTTGGCTGTGCTGCAGGTGGCCGGTGGAGATTTCCAGCTGGTCGAGAAAGGCGTCGGCGGCAGCGGCAGCAGAAGCAGCGGCGGAGGCCGGTTCCACAATCTCGTCATTGGTCTTGGTCTTGGTCTCGGTCTCGGTCTCGCTCATCCCTCTCCCCCTTCTCTACCTTCCCCGCCTCCGCGCGCCTGACCCACCTCAACTCGAATCCTAGTCCCGCGGCGACCTTCTGGTTGATCGGCTCCGTTCCTGACTTGATCGCACGGAGGCGGCCAGCCTCCACGCCCAGCCGCCTTGCCAGCCGCGCACCGTTCCCATAGCCGAGCATCCGCCGGTCGAGTTCTTGGAGGACCAGATCGGGATTGACGGGACGGAGAGACATGACAACCGAATCAGATTGAACTAAAACCACGCGCCCCAGCGGGCCATTTCCGTGGGCACTCGATGAATGCAACCCAGATGCACAAGAAGCTCCGCCACCAGATCACCATTGTACTGGCGAGCCGCATTGGAGTCAGAGATGGCTTGGGTCAACCGAGCTAGTTCCGCGTCGTACTCCTTCTTCTGCTTTGTTGTCACCATGACTTACCTCTCTTAATCGAATTTCTATTTTAAACAAGCCACCTCGCTCCCTCTCAATCAAGAAGGCCGCCACGCAGACTCTCGCCCCGTGGCGGCCTTCGTTGCAGCCTCGGCCCAGAGTGAAGGAGGCCGTCACAATCCCCGGACCTTGTAACCTCTCTCAGGAAGGGGCGAAGAAACTGAGAGAGGGCGGCTGCAAAGTCAAACGCGCAAGGATCAGGCCGGTGCAGGTCTCTCTGCTGTAAGTGATTTGCCCGTCTCACCGATCCTTGCGCGACCTGTTAGCGCCCTTTCGGCCCGTACTCCACTCCACTGGCCTTGGCTGACCCGACCGCGAAATACCCGTTGATCCTCGGTCTGGCATGCAAATGGACCTTCCCGAGCTTGGTATCCACGTCCATATCCGGAATTGAGTTGCCCTTGGAGTCCGGTGGGAACCGGTGCTGGCCCAGCACTCTCGGCAACCGCTCCCCGGCCGTGTCGAACCGCTCCTGGGTGTCCTGATCCGGACTCCCTTCCCAGACCGTCTCGACTTCCAGCATGGGCTCGGCGGCCGTGGCCTTGAAGAACTCGTCGAGGAGGGTCCGGGCCGTGATCCTGGCTGGCAACTGGACCTTCAACTGGGCCAAGATCCAAGCCAGCGGAATCGCCCCGCCCTTTCTGGAGTCAGCTCGGGTCGAGACAAAGTAGTCAGTCAGCGAAATCCCGTCCCACTTGCCACTCGCGTCCACGACCGTCGCATCCAGGGCCGTGAATGCATAGACCTGGCCCCCCTTGTCGGTCGCGACCTTGTACCGCGCCGGCTGTCCGTCCTGACCCTTGACGTCGCGCTGCTTGATCTTGACCAGCCACCGTCCGTCCGGTAGCGGCGGAGGCGCGGCATACGGGTCCACGTCCGCGTGTGTGTCCATCTCCTGCATGAGCAGGTTCGGATCGTCGAGGTTGAGGACCGGCGCGTCGAGGCCCGAGGCAGCAGACCCTCCGCCGCCAGCGCCGTCCACCTGCTGGTCCATGTAAATCGGCTGGGCGAAGTCGTCGGCGGTGCTGACCGTCGAGGGCTGGCCGGAGCCGGGTACTGCTGTCGAAGTTGCCATATCAGTAAATCTCCTTTGATATCGTTTCGATGGTGCTTGGTTAACGTCAGATTCGCTGCGAACTAGAATTTCATTCGCTCGAACTTCTCTACTGCTGCTATAGCATCTGCGGTCTCAGCGAACAGAACAGCTTGCATTGCCGAATGAAATGCCGAATCTACAGCATCCGTCACTTGATCCCTTAACTTGTCGCAATGCCTATTCCAGTCTGCCAATATCTTCTTTGCTTTCTCCATCTGTGCATTGGCCCGCTTTACCTTGGGAGGGATAGGCGGAATAGGAATTTTCTTATCGCCGTATCGGCTTGGTTTAGCCCGTTTAGCTTCATCGAGTCGGTTTAACAAAAACCGTTTTTGAGATGAATTCACGGCTGAGTACTCCTTTCTTGTGGCCTAGCTTCTGGCATACTGTGTTGCTCTGTTGCCAGTCGCCGCCGTTGTTTGCGTCGTTACCGCCTCCGTTACCGCCCTCCACTATTGCTGCTCGACGACTCTATCGGTGACCCTGACTTCCGGGTACTCAAAGCTCTGTATCCGGTTCTGCTGTTGCGCTATAGACGACTCTGGCATCTGGCGACTGGCCTGACTAGCCGTCATCTGCTGTCGCAGTTGCCTGAGCTGCCATGCCACGTACTTCTGCACGCTGGGCTCATACGGCGCCTGACTGGCCTGCTGCTCGTACCACTCGACAACATCCTTGGGTAGGGTGATGGTGATGGTCCGCGAGTTAGAATCGGCGTCGTTGCTGGCTGCCGGCTTCGCCTTGCCTGGGCGATGCGTCCGACGGCCAGAGGTCCGGGCCGGAGCTGGCGTCTCGGCCGAGGCCTGCGAAGCCAGCGATGACCCTGCAGCGCCGCTGACCTGGTTGCCGATTCCCGCTCCGGGGAGCGTTCCTGTTACTGTAGACATGAGATAGGTTTCCTCCTTTCTTGAGAGATGATGGTGCTTTAGAAACTCAACTCGTCCACGCGACCCTATCGCAGACGTCCTTCAAACTTCGGCTCGTCCCACGCTTCGACGTAATAAGCCTCGACATCCTCAGAATACTTATACGCCCCCGATTCCCTTTGAGTCTGAGTACAGACAACCAAGAAGGGATCTGGTGACTCATTCAACCACTCAACAAAAATCGCCACGTCTGGTACAGCCTTCTTGATCTGAATGGCCTTGTCCAACACAAACTCAGGGATGGGTTCTTTGTACTCGTCGATCTTGGTACGCATCCAAGTCGGGATCGAGTACCAGGAAGAATCGGAAGTCATCCATGCCGCAAAGGTTCGTGCAGCCACTTCCTTCAGATGTTCCTTCTTGTATTTCTCCACGTCGGCCTTGTCAAGCACGTCCATTTCCAGCCGGGCCAGGGCGCTCGCCAAGGGCATCTCGGCAACTTCCTCGCCGTTCTTGATCAGAGCCTTCTTTGCTGAATAGCCGAGGACTTCTTCAGCCTCTGTCAGTAATCCTGCCACCAGTGAATCGGAACTCAACACGGCCAAGGAACTGCGCTTGATTTCCGCGTGGGTCATTGTCGTTGTCATTGTTGTCGTTGCCATTCTGATTCCCCCTTCTTCGCAACCCCTCCGTTGCCGTCTGTTACTTCGTTGCTGTTGAGGTCAGTACAGGTACGGACTCAGGCCTAACCGCTTGCTGCCCTGCCTGTCCAACCTGCCCGGCCTGACCCCCTACCGCCTGCTTCCCCCTGAACCTCTCATCGACCTTCTTCCGCCATTCGTCCATAGCGTTCCCTTGTTCTGACTGTAACTTGTCAACTGTGTGCAGGAACTCGTCGAACCCCCCCTCCAGCGTTGGTACAAAGTACCCACCGGGATACTTTTTTAACAAATCCGGCAGCTTCGCCGACACAACCCGAGGATTTGCGGGATAAAGTATGTTCGTGACTGGATCAGGGTGCTTCATAAAATACATTCTGACAACATTTTCGATCTCGTCCACTACCATCTTCTTCTTCGGATCGGCGGGATCAGGAACCTCTACAGGCTTGCGAACCATGTAATCCTGCGCGTGAATGCAGTGACCGACCCAAGTAGGAACCTTTGCCGTAGCTTTCTTGCCTGCCACATCAGGGCCATAGATCGGTGTTCGGTCCTCTTCCTCTGACTTCGAGGAATGCGCCGTCCACAACACGTACTCTACCGGCCACGAAGCAAACTTCATCACTAGAGAATAAAGATGATTTTGTGTAAATCCGTAGTGCCCACGTGAATTACCGGCAAACTTGACCATTGTTTCTCTGCCGTTAACCCAGACATTGAGTCCGAATTGATTGGTCGCGTCCTCGCCCGTCTTGACTCCGTTATCAGCCAGGTAGCGCAACACAGTCTGCGAAACCGAGGACAATCCTTCGATTGCCAAGCCCCCGTATTCATCCCAGTTTGTAGGAATGAGATTAGTATGGGAGCTTGAGTCCTCTGGATGCTCAGGCCAGTAACCCTCCGCGATCTTGTAAAGGAATGGGAGAGGAACCTGAACATTACAGCGATGTGGCACAAGCAAGCCTCCACGAATCTCTCCCTCGATGGGGTCAAGTCCACCGCCATCCGTAGTCAACAGTAGCGTCCTCTTATGGGTTTTCTCGTAGATATACTTTGAGAAATGTCCCACTGCCGTTGATTTGTAAGTGTTTGTGTCACCGTAGATGAGTCCTGTCCTTGCCATTGCCAATCCCCCCTTCACATAGTTGCTTTGTATTTACTTGCTCCAGCTCCGGCTCCAGCTCCGGCTCCCGCTCCGGCTCCAGCTCCGGCTCCCGCTCCCGCTCCCGCTCCCGCTCCGGCTCCGGCTCCGGCTCCGGCTCCAGCTCCAGCTCCGGCTCCTTACCCACCCAATGAACAAGACGGCTTGATTCATGCCCAGCCTCCTACTTCTGTTTTCTAGGCAGGTTGGCGATTTGCACCGCGTCAATTACAGAACCGCGACCGACGATAACCCTTCCCTCAGGAAAAGGCTCAACTTCATTGAATTCACATGAGGTAAGCGAACCAGAAAATCGTCCAGTGTCTGCGACCCACGCCGCTGACTCCAGAACCAATTCCCGTGGTCCAACTGCAACCAGTTTTCCGGTGTCAATCATGGTCACTGTACGAATGAGGTAGTTCTTACCAATCTCCCAAGGCCCAAGCGTATCGGTCGGGATTGTCTGCGTTGAAAACATTGAGGCCAATTGCCGCGCTTCGCCGATTGTTAGTTCATCGAGTTTCATCTGACTCCCCTTAATCCCTCAGTTAATGTTGCTGCTCATCTTTCTCTTCCTGCGTAGCCTATCCGTGCCTGCGCACCCACCCGTCCAGCACATCCCTGACCAAGGCCGCCGTGCTCCAGCCCCGCGCCTTGGCCGCCTTCTCCAGCCGCTCGACCGTGCTCCTCTTCAGCTTGTAAGTCTGATAGTTGACCAAAGGCTCCTCGTCGGTTGACCGTAGCCTCGCGGGAGGAGTCCTAGCAGTGGGAGGGCGGCGTAGACCATCCGGCCTGCCATTCTTGCTACCTGAAATATCGTTGTGGCTTCTCGTCCTCATGTGCTGCTCTCCACTCTTTACTGAGATTTGTTGATACTAGACCCAGGCCGGGGCGATGTCAAGAGGAAAACGGGGGAGGAGGGAGATTATTTTTCTCTGCTGTCTGCTCTCTGGCCTGTTCCTCCGCCCGCTCCTCTTCCCACTCCCTGACCGCCGCTTCGCACTCCTGTCGGGCCTCGTCCTCGGTCCGCCCCCAGCCATAGAACCGGGTCTCCTCCTCGCGGTCGGCGAGAAAGGCCAGCCAGTCGTGCGAACGGTCAGGGATGGGCGGGAAGACGGGGCAAAGAGTAATCACTTGACTGACTCCTCGGCCGGCTCCCCCGCCTGTCCCAGCTCCCCCAGATTCTGCGTCAGCCACTTATGCAGACACCCCTCCCCGCACAGGATATCCCCGCCCTCGTGCGCCTCACTGAGCGAGTAACTCAGAATGACAAGGGACTGGCGCCCGCCTCCGTGCCGCCCGAGGAACCAGTGATTGCAGGCCTGCCTGACCGCTCCGCAGAGGTCGCACTTGGCTATGGTTTCAATGGCCATCGATCTCGACCAGCCCTTCCTTCGGGTGGTTAGGCCTTTCTGACTCAGGCCACAAAATTTCGTTAATGATCCTACTCACATGCGCTGGATGGCAACCAAACATCTTGCCTAACTCCTTTTGGTTGGCCTGCTTTTCACGGTAGAGAGTTCTCATCCGACCTACATCCTCCCAAGTCAAGTGGCGCTCGTAAGGATTCGTCCGTCCATTGCGGTGCGCAGCTCGCCATATCTCACAAACGCTCCTCACCTTCTTCCGCTTGCGCCGCATTTCTGCCACGTCGTCAGGAGTTGCGGTAAGAAGCCACGCAATCTCAGTTTGGGAGCGCCCTTCATCAAAAAACCATACAGCAATCTGATCCATTTGCTCAGGAGTAAAATGATGTTTTCGGTTACCAATTTTGAACGCATGGTGTTGGTTGCCTTGAACTGTGACGTATTCCAGATTCTCTGGGTTATTGTGTGTATGTACAGCATCAAGGTGGTTGACTTGGTAGCCTATTGGACGCGGACCAATAAACGCCGCTGCAACCAAAAAGTGAACATAAGCTCGTGCTTGGTCGCGCTGCTTACCGCCTGGTAGATGAACTACTGGATAACCGTTTCCTGTAGCAGGACTAGCCTTCAACACTCTCAGTGATCGGACTCGTCCAAGTGAACTCACCTGTAACCTTCCTTCAAATCCAGGAACATCCCTCCAAACCTCTTGATTGTCCATAAAGCAACTGTACTACTTTTCCTGAATCTGGACAAGTACATTTTCTTTTGGGTGGTTTGGAACTCTCGTCCTGAAGTGTTCTAATACAGCAGGATCATGCTCTGGGTCGGGGGGACCAAAACAAAATCCTGGCTGAGTTGGCATACTTCTGAAATTACAAACTCCAGGATATGAACAGGCGGTCCGCGTCTGTGGAAAATATTTGTTTAACGCACTCCTTTTGGAGGAATAGCCGCCTTCACGTTCGGCCTGTCTGACCTTCTCTACATCTTGCGCGACTTGCGTTTCGGCGCTTGCGAGTTGCTCCAGCAGGTCTAGGGTCTCGTCCCGGTTGCGATATTGCACGAGCACCGGCACCAGTTGCTCGGCCAGCGCGTCCAGCTCCTCGCCATCCTCTCCGAGCGCGCCTTCTTGAACCTTACCCTGATCCAAGAGGTCGATCCACTCGGCCACCTTCATCGTCCTCCACACGGGACTCTTCTGCCACGACCGGTAATCCAACCTTCTCCCCCTCCCCGACTCGTCCTTCCACTCGTAGGTCCAGGCCCAGCGCCGGTCGTCCGAGGTGATCCCTTCCTGCTTGTAGGCGCGGACCAGCACCGACTCCTGATTCCAGCGCGGCTCTCCGGGCTGCGCCTTCTTGTTTTCCTTCCGGCTGCCCTTGAGGAGGTATTCGTAGCGGACGCCGAGGACGGTGGGGGGGTCAGGAAGGGAGGAGAGCCAATCAGCAGTACGGTCTGAGACCAGCTCGCCGATTCTTGTTTGTAAGATATTTACTTTCGCTGACAATTCCTCCATGCGGGAATGATCAAAGTCCGAAGCGCCAGCAGAGTCAATACAAGTACACTCTTCCCGATACTTTCCGCACACGCGACACTCGTGGTCTTCTCCCAACTCATCATAATGAGCGTCTTCTTGCATCTCAGATGCGTGCTGCTCGGCTACTTCCTTCAATTCCCGCTGTAGATCCCACGCCCCTTCCAGCCTCTTCTCCACGTCCACCGCCTCGCTCAGACCCTGCATATCGACCTGCGCGTCCAGTTCCTTCCTGCGGTCCCACGAACCGGTGGTCTTGAACGACTGTAGATAGAGATAGCCGGTCGATCGTTCGTGCAGCAGAGCGTCGTGGCGGGAGAGGAAATGCAACTCGAACTCTACACCACTCCCCCCACATTTGGGACAAGTCAGCTTAACGGAGTGGTCAAACGTAGAGTCAAACTGCAGCTTACCGCCAGCACAGAATTTGCAAGGCTCCTCTGCCAATTTCCAACAGCCCTCTCTTTCCACTTCCAAAATGGTGAACGCCTCGTGGATTCCACGCCATCGCCTTCTCGCCCAGCACCTCACCATCGCCTCGACCAGCGCGGCCATCTCTTCCTTCAACCACTGGTCCTGATCGAACGGCTGATACTGTGCCACTCCCCCCGCGGTCGATTCCATGTTGCACGCAACCGCGACAGGTGGTACCGCTCCTGGCGCCAGATCCCCAAACTCCACCACGATCGGCGACTCGGCCGCCGGGCCACCCCTTGCAATCGGATTCGCCATCAGATCCGCGAAGTCATTGACCACCTCGGGCTGACCCCCGGCGACCGCTGCCGCTGCCTGCCTCTGCCTAGCCTCTTCAGGGTCTAACTCGACTCCCTCGGACCACTCGGCGGTGAAGTCGGCAAGGGCCGCAGCGACAGCGCGATCCTCGATCTGGCGCGCAGCAGTTTGGCCGTCACCATAGCGGTAATCGAACAGTGCAATCAACTGGTCGGCTAGGGACAGCTCTGGATACTTTTTGGAAATGTTGTCGAGACCCTGTTGGCCATCGCGCAACAGGATTTCCATGCCGCTGTGCACCGCCGACCCCACGACCAAGTGACTCGACTTCCTCGCCGGCACGAGTCCGACCCCAGCAGCGCCCTCGTGATACTCTAGCCATCTAAGACGGCGGCATCTCTGGGCAGCCTGTACTCTCGACCGATCCGTGAATATCGTCTGTGTCATCTCTCCTGTTCCCCCTTCTCCTCTTCTTGCTCCCCCTCCGCTTCCCTCCACTCGGCCTCCCGCGCCGCCTTCTCTTCTCTCTCCTGGGCCAGCTTCCCTTGGATCATCCCCACCGTCCGGCAGACCTGCTCCCAGTTCGTCGCCGGCCGGATGCCTGGCTGGTCGAGGGGTTGGGGCGGAGGGAGAGAGGAATCAGAACCATTTTCACAACCATTCATATATCACCAAACTGAACCCTACCACCCCTCTTCACTACTTGTCAATACCAAAATTACCATAATCTTCAGTTTGTCTGCAGACCTTCTATAGTTGGCAACCTTCCCAACCCCCTCCGCCCCCTTCCACCCCCCCCCCTCCTCCAAGAATCCCCTTGCGTTCCCGCCGCTCCCGGTCTACAATTCCTTTCGTCCGGGTCGATCTGGCCAGGAAAAGCCCAGACAGCCTGCCCTAACAGGTCGCGTGAATGGGATCGGGCCGGTCCCCCAAGGCCGGCCCAGTCACCTTCCAAGACCTCGGTCAGGCAAATTCACGCGATTATCCACGCCGTCAGATTCCCCCACCGACGCCACGGGATATTTGTGCTCATGCAACTCCAGAAAAGGAGCACGCTGATGTACGACGACGAGTATGACGACCATCATGACAATGACTATTCTGGTGACTATTCTGATGACTATTCTGGTGATCCTACAGACTTTAGAAATTTTGATACCGCGTCAATCTATAATCCCGAGGAGCCGGACACCTCCCCGGCTCCGGCAGCGGCCTTACCCCCTCCTCTCCCCCTCTCCACCCGCGCCCCTGCCCCCGTCCCGGCCCCAGCTCTAGCCCCTCCTCCCTCCCTCCTCTATTCCCTTGACGCGACCGTGCCCGGCCTGTTCGCGCGCCGATCGATCAATATCATCGTGGGAGACGCCAAGACCGGCCGACTGCGCTTCGCCCTGACTCACCTCAATACCTATGCCGATCCTGAGAATCCACTCTTCCTTGACCACCCCGTATCCAGACCCGTCCAGCTTGGCTGCCTTCTCTGCCTCCGCGATGATAGCCGCACCTTCAACGACATCCGCGGCATGGCGCTTTCCAACCTTGAGCGGCCAGGAGTCTTCCCTACGGAGCGCTGGTACCCCTCCAAAGTCGATGAGAGCGAGCCGCTGCACTTCCTGAAACAGCCATACGATCTGCTCTCCAACTCACATAAAGGACGCATTCGCAACGGCCCTCCGCACTTCATCCTTATCGAGAACCTGCAGCTCCTCCTCCACGGCGACACGACCAAAGAGAAGGATGTGGTCGTGTTTCTGGATCTTCTGCGCGAGTTCTGCAACGACAAGGACGTGACCATACTGGGGACTGTTGGCACTCCCAAGATGCAGAAAGGCACATCCTATTCTTCCCACTGCCAGCGCATCCGCGGCGCTTCAGTGTGGGCCGAAGGCGCCGACACGGTAATCAGTATCGAAGAGGCGCGCGCCAGTTCCAAGACTGGCCTGACGCCTATGGATGCCGAACTCTATCGCCGGGTGACCTTAATCCCACCAGGCCAGCCCCGCTCTTACCTATGGACCCGGTTCACCCTCGACGGCCAGCTCCCTCTTGTCAGCGCACCCCAGGCCGAGATGATCACGGGACAGGGACTCATGGACCAGATGCTCGACCTGGTTGAACCCAACGCCGTGCTCAGTCGGTCAGATTTCATGTCGTGGGGAGCCAAAGCAGGGTCCAGCGGTCGAACGGTAGACAGGTGGATCGCGGCGTGCGTCAGGTTCAATCTGCTACAGAAAAACGGCAGCGGACCAGCCACAACGTACACCAAATCGGTGCCAAATTAGCGCACCACAATATACGACGCCATCCCACATAATGAAACGTGCTCTATACACTAGATAGATATAGGGTGGCAACATGTCAACATAGACTTAACTTCAATCCCACCACAGAGTTAATGTTGCCACGGGCTTGGCAACATATGGCTGTATTCGTAGCCACCTCGCCTAATCTTGCCAACCCAATTGGCAACATTAAACCGCACATTACACTAGACTTAACCCTATGTTGCCATCTTGCCACTATATTGCCCCGTTACACTTTAGTACCTTTCCATTTCCTTCGCCTTCACCATCACCTCTTCACTGCCTCCCTGCCACCTCCCCCGCCACCTCTAGCTTGCACTCCGCCGCCGTCTTCCAGACCGCTCCCCGCTCCCCTCCGACCCCTCGGAACTGCCAGCCTCCCAGGACTTGCTGAATCCGTCCGGCCAGCCGTCCCTGCTGCCTGACTTCGATAACGATTCGCACCCGGCCATTGGGCAACGGCTTAACAATACGGCGGAAATCGATCCCCTGATCTGTCATACTGGACTTGTGACCCTCGCCGTTGAGTCCGTCCCGCTTGTTCTGACCCCTCGACTTTTGCATCTTCCTCCTCGTGCCTCTACTGGCACTACCACCACCACCACTGCCACCGCTACCACCGTCGAACCACCCGCCTGCGCGATCCGCTGGCCTTCGCTCGGCGTCCAGCTCCGATTCCAGGTCTCCCTCTCTGGCGACGGCGTGCCCAGTTCCCTCGTCCTCCCTCGCCAGCCCATCAGCATCAGCCCCCCGCGGTGGATTCCCAGCCAGACCATTCGCCTCTGCTCCGACCTCATCCCTCCCTACCCCCCGCGCCAACTCCCCTCTCGCCGACTGTGGTTCTGCTGCCCGAGCCGCGGCTGCCATCGCCGCTGCTCCCGGCTCTACCTGCCCGACCGCGCTGGCCGCTTCCGCTGCCGCCTCTGCTACCACCTCCAGCATGCCTCCCTGCTCCAGCATCGTCACCGGCTGGTCGCCGCAGCCCGAGCCCCCCTGCCCCCCTCTACTCTTCGCCTCCTGCCGGCCCTCCCGCTCTGGTACCGTTGGCACACGAACGGGAAATGGTGGAAGAATTGCTGGCGCGGCGCGGAGTGGGAAGTCGTTATGGAGCAGCCGTTGCCCTAAGAGGAACACTGGCCAGGATGGTTGTCGGCTGACCCTCTTCCTTCCTGCTCCCTCCCCGGCCCTCCCGCAGGATCTCTAGGCAGACCTGCGCGGTCCATTCCGCGCACTCCAGAGTCCCACGCAAGAACTTCTCTTCCTCTCGATCGTGCTCTTGGGCTAGCTTGGCACGGCAGTCGGCCGCTTGGGCCAGCGAGTCCCTCCGGACCCGGCGCGCCAAGGCCAGGTCGCGGCTGTAAAGGGAATAGTCGGCAGACTGATGCGCCGGACGAGTGCACTGCTTTGGTGATTTCATTCCAAAATTCCTCCTCCTCCGTTGATGTTGCAAACCCTAGTTCCTCCCTCCCTTGCCTGCCCACTTGCCCACCCCCCTCCCCTCGACCAAGGCGGGAGGGAGGCCGGCCGGGCCAATCCCCAGCGGCCTCCCCTCTTGGCGGGCGCCCGTGAGAGCTGCCGTTCGCCATTCCTGGTGAACCTCTCCGGGCGGGTGCAGGTGGGCGGTGGTGCGAGAGGTTGAGTGAGGATTCCGCTGGGCGCGGTTAGTCTTCGTCTTCTTTCATTTTGACGTGGAGTTCTTCCAGCGTTTCTCTCAACTGGTCGCACTCGTAGATGATTTGCCCGATTCCAATGTCAGTGAGTTCTTCCGGTTCAACGAATTTGTCTTCCAAGTCGATGATCTTTAGGCGTACCATCTTTTCTCCTCCCCCTCAATTAGGAAGCCAAAATCACCCCAGCCAGCAAAACCCCTGCCAGCCAGACCCAGACCCAGGCCGGCACCCTGCCCCAGCTCCTGCCCCAGCTCCGCCATATCCCCGGCCGGCAATAAACCACCCCGGCCAGCCGGTACGGCCGTTGCTCGCGGATCTCGGCCAGCAAAACCGCTTCCCGGTCGGGCCGATGCTGCCCTGCCTGCTCTGTCTGGCCTGCCTGCCCGGCCTGCCATAGCGCATTACATCGATCTTGCGTCATTTCACCGTACCCCCACCGATAAATCATGCCCAAAGTAGTCAATTCCTAACTTCTCCTCGATTCCATAAGGCAAGAATGGGTTATACACCCGCGGATTGACCCCACGGCCCCAACACGCTTTCATCCAATCCTTGAGACTTTGCGCCGGCCTGCGCTTCAACAGTTCCCATCCTGCGGTGCTGCAATCGACAAACACACCCCAGTCTTGATAGGTAATACCCCACTTGTCTCTAAATGGAGTGCCAACCTTCCGCAGTTCAGCCTTGAATCCGTTAAACCTCGCTCGCTCTGCCTGGTGCTCTGCAGCCTCCCGCGTGTACTTCTCGCACCCATACCCCTGTGAGGCATAAGATCCTGAATAGACAGTAGAGACGTGGTTTAGCTCCAGCGTGTGATCTGGGAGGCACTCTCGTGCAATAGCGTCTAGTTTCTCCTCTAGTGCCTTCTCTGCCGGCCGGTATACTTCTTTCAGCCATACGTCCGCGCGCGCCCTGAAGTCAGCGTCAATGGCTACCCCGTTTGGGCACTGCGAAAATTTTTCTCGTGAATACCGGCGCCGCGGAAAAGCTGTCTTGTAATCCGCTGCCAGTGCTGCGGTCAGCTCTCCGTTCATCTCGTCTGACTTTTGCCGCAGTGTAGGCCATAATGCCTGCAGTTCTGTTAGTGTTTTCTCAAAGTCTTGAAAGTTCATCTTACAATCCTCCTTCGCGTGTGATCTCTCTCTGTCTCACAGCATCCCCCAGACTCGCGCCCACCACCACGGCGCCAGAATCACCCCCCAAGCCACGACGGCCAGCGCGAGCAGGATCAGCAGCACTCCCCACGGCGGGAGAGCAAACTTAGGCCTGCCCTCCTCGACCTCGACCTCGACCTCTGCCTGCGCTCCTGCCCCTATCCCTCCCCGCGCCCTCTCTCCCGCGCGCGCCATTGCCTGCATCTCTGCCAGCTCCGCCGGCCGTGGCATGATCCCGTACCGCGCCAGCACTCGTAACGTCACTAACTGAGTCTCTGTCATCTCTCATCGCCTCCATTCTGCCTGCTCGGCGTACCACTCGGACCTCGGCCGCTCCGCTGGCCCGAACTCTCCCCGGACCCACTCAACCCGGCGCAGATACTTGCGACCCCGCCGGGTCAGCACAAGCGGAATACTCTCTGCGACTATCCAGCTGATAGTGATAGTCCAAGGAATCCAATGCATTAGATCGTACATGGTCTAACCTCTCGCTCGCCAGCTCTCGCCTGCGCACATTTCCTGTATGCGGGGGATTCGCGCCCCCCCCCCTCGCCTGCCCTTCCCTTAACCCCGCTAACTCATCTCTCTAACCGCTGCCGCAATGGCTCTCTTGTTGAATCCCATCTCGTACAAGATCCTCCTCAGCTCGCTCAACTGATTCCGTTCCTCTTCGCGGATGTAGGACTCTTCAGAGTCAGACTCGATCCCCCAGAGTCCGCCCGAGGTCACTTTCTGACAGACTCCGCCGATAACCACTTCGGCCTTGGCGCCGATGCCAATGAATACCCAGTTTCCCCTCTGCAAACCTTCCATCCGCGCGTAGTCCTGCGCGACATACTTCCGGATCTCTTCCGGAGTGTTGCCGTCAATCGGCTGCCCTTTTTCGTCAACGTAATTGAAAGAGGGATTGAAATAACGATACTCGCGGTGATTCCATTCCCCACACTCGCACTCATATTCTGGACATACTTCGCTGCAGTCGGTTGCCTCACATTTCAAGCAACGTCCCTCTGCCTCACTCCAATCGTGCGTGTTCGTGTAATCGCCCTGAGACGTGCGTAGTGGGCAATCCTCCTCGTGCGCGCGGTCAATCGAGAATTCGCTTGTCCGCCGATTCGAGTACTCCCCCAACCAACTCGTGTCAGGGTCTGTGTCGTCCATCCGCTCTAGTTCGATCTTGAGAATGCGTTTCGTCTGTTTCATGGCGTCTTTTCTCCTCTTCGTCGGCACCTCCGCCGGCCGGTTTACCTGCGTTACGCTTTGACCCACATGTGAAACGGACCGTCAAACCTGTATTCTTGTCCGTTTGGCGCCATGGCGCGCAATGTAGGCAGATTCCCGTTATACCCTTGCTCATCCATCCACATGGCGAATCCCCAGTCTTGCAAAGATTCGCCACACCAGAACTTGACCGTGCAGGAGATCCGGTTAATGTCCGTGCGCATCGCAACCTGAATGCGCGCCAAGCGTGCAGCTGATGTATCGCTGTAGGCCATTGTCATTTCCTCCTTACCTGCGAGTCTGAATCCGTGCCAGCGCAACGGCCAGCACGAGGAAAACTGCGGGTATTGCGTACACGGGGCAGACAGTCATAACTTGCGTCATTTCTACTTGCTCCACGTCTGGTACTCGTCCATGGTCGCAAACACCGCGTATCCTCCACACACCTTGACGATCTTCGCGGCATCGCGGTACCAGTCTTTAATCTGTTTCAGTGTGTACCCAGTTATCAGTCTCATCTCACTCCCTCCTCCTCTGCTACCCATACCCCCCAAGCATGACCCCTACTCCATCCATACTTCTCACATCTCCCAGCCATCCCCTAGCCCCCCCCCCGGCCCTCTTGTTGATTTAGTCCGCTCCAACCGCAACCTCTTTAGAATCAGCAAGATACTTATACAAACTCTGTCTACTGACTCCCATCTCTCTCGAAACACGAGACTTAGACACCCCCGCTGCCAGTTTCCCTCGAATCTCGTCTATATCCTGTTGATTTAAAACGGGTTTGCGCCCTTTATACTTCCCAGCCAATTTTGCCAGTGCTATTCCCTCGCGCTGCCTCTCAAGAATCAAACTGCGCTCAAATTCGGCTACCGCTCCGAGTAAGTTCAACAATAATATAGACATAGGCGAATCTTGTCCGGTGAATTGGACATTCTCTTTTACAAACTCGACTCGGACTCCCTTGACGATCAACTGGTCTACAATTTTCCGTAGATCGATCAAATTGCGCGCCAGGCGGTCCATCGAATGCACCAGGACGGTATCGCCGGCGCGCGCAAACTCTATCATTTCCAGTAACTTAGGACGCGCACAGTCTTTGCCTGAGGCTTTGTCTTCGAAGATCCGGTCAACCTGGGCGCCCTCGAGCTGGCGCGCTGTGTTCTGGTCGATCGTTGAGACGCGGCGGTATCCGATGCGCATGACGGTGACTCGACTCTCTGGTAAGTTAGTCTAAGTTGGACTAACTTAGGTAGTTATGCTGCCAAGTTATCCGCGTGAGTGGTATCGACACTAACCACTGTCCGCTCGCCTTTGCGAATGATATAGCAGGTTCCGATGTTAGAGTAAATGCAGCAATAGACACGCTGCCACACGTGGCCGGCCCAAACCTTGTATCGAGTAGGGATCTTATCGCCGTAGCCTGTGGCTGTATAAGTTAGTCCCGCGCGCTGCCAAGGTAGCTCTACTCTCTTGACGTTTGCTCCGCTGAATTCTAATCTATCTTCGGTCCAAGTCGCCATAATCCTCTTCCCTTCCGCGCGGACTTGTGACCGCGCTATGTGCATTAGACGGCCTGAGTTGGCAGGCCGCTCACTCTGCTGTGCTTTGTTACTTAGCGTAGTGCTTCCGTTCCATTTCCGCACCAGCGTAATCCCTTGCTGCCTGATAGTCGTTCCAGAATCTTTGCTCGCCTACATACCATGCCTGATAACATTGACTAGGCTTGCCGTCCTGGTCTTCCCACTTGTTGACTAACTGCAATTCTGGGAATCTCTCAGCGAACAGATCATAGCGGACATCCGTAAGCATGGCGCAATCAAAGCATTCATGGATCTCATCTTTAATATCGTTCCGATTGCGTCCACTAATACGGATGTTGAAACGGAATTGCAGACTAGGAGTAACGGTAACAGTGTGCTCTGTCCAGCCGTCATAGTATCCGCTGTCGCTCATGTGATGGAAGCTAGTATGGAAAACTAACTTGTCCGCATGACTGGCATCTAGGTCAATCGTAGTACCGGAATCAAAGCCAGATCCATGTGGGCAATGTTGCTTGACTAACTTCTCAATCTTTTCTTCATGCCGGTCAAACCATTCCCGATTGACTGGGTTACTCTGCGCACAATTGCGCCTTGCTGCTACTAGGCTTGCTAACTCGCTGTAAAGGTAGCGTGCCTGATTCATGGTCATTCCCCTTTCAACATTCCCTTGTGTCCAACCTTTGCCAATCCGTTAGACAGCATTGTTATAGCCGCATCGATGTGACCGCTCCACCATTTGTCCGCAGCAATCACACTTAATCGGCGGTACGCGGTGCATTGGAGTCTTGTTAGCATCGGCCTGAAAGTAACCACGGTCAATTTGCGCTTGCATGGCCGTGATAGCTTCCAGTTCAGTCTGTGCCGTGATCCCTCCACTACAACCATGCCCCCGATAATGGGCATCGACTACAGTCTCGCCATTGGCGAGTCTGAATGATGGATTGAAGTATAGATCGATCCAATACTTCCCTCCGCGAGACTCCCACCGCGCTAACTTGTATTCCATAACTCTTACCCTCCCTCATCAATCCTTATCACTTCCCTGTGTGTCAACCTTACTTTCCTATACTCTCCCACAATCTCCTAAATCTGTCAAGCAAAATCTTAGAACTATTTTCAGAAGTGTCAGAATGGGCAAAGGGAATGTCAGTCAGACAGCGACAGCATCATATATATGTGGTCAACTTAGCCTACGCCTTAGATGGACAGCGAGCGGGACTGGGACCGGGCGCCAGGCGGACTCGGACTAGGCGGACTAGCTATAGATCTCCCTGCCCCTCCCCTCCCCCTGCCGGCCAGCTCCTCCCCCCTCCCCAGCTCCCCAGCTCCCAGTCAGACTCGCTCGCAGATCGCTCAGACCACCGCTCGCCCGCGCCGGCGCCAGCGCGTTCTCAGGGGGGTGCGCGAGCGGCTGGACGTGGCCAAGATGTTGGACTCCTAGCCATCTTACTCATTCCATTATATTTATTTCACATTTTATTCATTTCGTATTAAGGTTGACTTATTTTTATGCTTGACACAATCCATTGGCTTGTTACATGATTCCGTGTAGGGCTGTGAGAGTTGGCATCAAGGAACTAGGAGAAATGTTGATTTGACTTGACTTACACTGGATTCTATACTGTCTGTAGGCGGTATGGTTATCGTCTGGAGGCGGTATGAAACCTATGGCAGATGCGGACGGCCAGCACTATCTGAACCTTGAAACCGAAGAGATGGTCCGGCTGGTTCCGGTCAAGCACCGCGGCGTTCGCTTCGCCTACCCTGGAGGGTATCTGACTATGAGTTTGATTGATGCAAAGAGACTTATTGAGTTGAGGCTACCGGCAGATGGATACCGGCTGGCGATCTCGGTAGCCACTAAGGCGACTGTAGCGACTGGGCTGGTCCACTTCTCGAACGCGGAGTTCGGAGCGGAGTTGGGACTCAGACCACAGCGCGTGTCCGACCTGTTCGCGATCCTGAAGAAGCATGGCTTTGTGCGGCGGTTGTCATCGCGGGTCGTGTTGGTCAATCCGCGCTGGTGCTTCCGCGGCAACCCTGAACAGCAACGTGCGGCGATCGAGGAATGGGCGCAGTTCAATCCTCCGGCGATGGTACGGAAGGGAAAAGGAAAAGCCGCATGAACGCTCTCACCCGCCTCGTCCTCAGCGTTCCCTGTCCCCGGTGCCGGGCCTCCGCGGGGGAGGCTTGCCAGACGTCCGCCGCAGAATGGGCTATCTCGAAATATCCGTGGCACTACGAGCGTTGGGCCAACCGGCCGCTGGCGCAGTCGGAGGAGGCGGTCAGTCGGCGCTATCGCGAGAAACTGTCCCCCGAGCGCCGCGCCGAGGTTGCGCGCCGACAGAGGGAGTCGCAGCGGAGGCTGCGGCGGGAACGGTTGGGGAGAGTGAACTGACCCACCTGAAAATAATTATGCTTGACCTATTGACAGGAAGGTCCGGGTCTGGCATTCTTTTACATGGAACTGTGAATCGCCACCCCAAGGAGTCACCTTATGTCGAGCGACAAGTACACCCTGAGTGAATCTGCTTTAGTGTTCACACTGGCGTTTCTCCTGATCTGCCTGACGGCGATCGCAATGCTCCCTCTACTGCTGCTGACGGCGTGGATGCGCGAGACAGTATGGAACTGGTATTGCGCGGCGGTTCATCTCCCACCCGTTTCGATCTGGTTCATGTTCGTGGTCGGCCTGTTTGTGAGCATGTTCCTGCCTAGCTATCCGACGTTGAAGGATGACCTGCTGAAGTTCAAGTCGTGGCAGAATTCGCTGTTTTCGTTTACGGGGCAGGTGATTGTCTTTGTCATTATTGCTATAGTGCATATTTGGTTTAAGGGTTGAGAGGGAGAGTAGGAGAGAGAGAGAGAAAGAGAGAGAGAGAGAGGCTGACCATAATGGCTACGGTTTCCATTAGTTCCATCAGTTCTATCAAATCCGAATTGGATCGAGGTCAGCTTGTGATCCGTGAGCGTCAGACTGGTAAGACTACTGCCCTGCTTGAGTGGGTCCGTGAGCACGACCCCGCGAACATGATCGTCGTCTGCGGCAATTGGAATATGAGGGAACTGGCTCGTCGTCGTTACTGTGATATATATCCGTGCGAGCCGCAGCCCATCTTTCAGTCTGTCCATAGTGTCAGTGATCGCGACGTGTGTGGAACCATGCGCAAATGGGTCACCGATGAAGTCTGGCCTAGAGCGGTTATGCTGAGGGCTTTCTCTTACGTCGGTGCGGACTACTGTGGTGGAGTTGGAACGCCGATGTGCATGGACAATTTCAGCGGCATGTATCTTACCTATGCAGAGAACGAGAAGCCGGAGTTGCCGCAGCTATCGGAGTCTCCTGTCTTCATGCAGGTCAGTGATGGCAGGACTAAGAAGAAAGGAAAGGACTGACCCCAATGCCTCATCGCAAGCTCGATTATCATGAAATCCTTTATGTCCACAGCCTTTACGTTGCGAGAGGAAGACCATGGCTGGAGAACCTTGCGCCGTTCTCGGTGCGATTGTTGGGCCATAAGAAGGACGCGCCTGACGGGACTTTCGCAGCGGTAGCTGGAGGGCTGTATCTTCCCAAGCGGAAGCGGGGCGAGAAATTCGTGGTTCGTTATGCGACCTTGCATGAGAAGGAGTTCTAGCCTGATGACAAGTAAGCAGCAGGAGATTGAGAGGGCTTATATCGCTGCGCAGAAAATGAGCAACTGGCTCTACAACATGGCGCAACGTGAGGACTTCAAGTCGTTGAGTAGTCAGATGAGAGAGATGGTTGATGAGTGGGATAACGCAAAGTCCTCGATCGCATTAAAAACTGTACGAGGAAAGACGACGAGAGGTTAGAGATGGTAACGGTCAGATTTCCAACTGGATTCTCGGTGCAGTACAACAACCTTAATCAGATTGATTGGGATCGGGACGGTTCCCATGGAGCTATGCTCTACGGCTCCAAGACTGACGGCACGAGAGATTCCGGATGGAGCGTGCATGTTCCTGCAGATTGCATTATTGAGTTTGTCACTCCCTGCCGCACCTACAATGCCGCGCGGGAGGAAACAGAGAGCCAGTTGAAGTTGCAGATAGACGCCCTGCGCAAGGAGGTCCGGTCCTTGGCGCGGAAGATAGGCAAGCAGGGAGGAAAGTAAGTGTCTGAGCGCCGCCACTATCTCGACCTGACTCCCTCCGAACGACAGGAAGTCCTCCGCCGCCTGAAGCGCGCCCCGGCGATGGCGAAGGAGGAACTGGGCGAGTACGCCTGCAAGGTCAGGCTGGCGGTGCTGGCGAAACGAGAGAAGAAGGAGCAGAAGGAGAAGAAGGAGCAGAACAGGAGATGACCTGTCCAAGCCAGTCCGCCTCCCCGCGCCCTCCGCGCCCCCCGCGACCCATCCACCCCAACGAGCGCCTCGCCCTCGGCCGCGCCAGGAAGAATGAAGTCCGTCGCGAGCAGGTCCGCGAGCTGGTCGAGGAGTGGGTGGACAAGGAGACTGGCCTGCCGCTGTCGTTTGCCGCGATTGCTGACGAACTGGGATTGAGTAGAGAGAGGGTCAGGCAGTTGGCGCTGGAGGTGGCGGGCGTCAGAGGGCGCGTGCGGGTGAAAGGAAAGCTGACGTTGCGCGGACGGAGGAGATATTTCGGCGATGACAACCAATCCACTGGATGATCTTGCTGCATTCGACCCGGCCACCTTGACCAAGCATCATTCCTCCGGCCGCCGCGAACTCCGCGCGGCCATCCTAGCGCGCGGTATCCCCATCACGGCCAGAGCGCGGTCAGTCGTGGAACAGGAGCGCGCGATACTGACAGGAGAGATGGTGCCGACCCTGCCGGTCAAGCGCAAGGAGAGGAAACGGCCCGAGGGAATGTCGGCGAGGCAGTGGCGGAAGATGAAGCAATCGGCGCGAAAGGACTCTCAATGACTAACCCTGTTTACTGGACCGGCTCTCAATCGTGGTGCTCTTGCTGTGGGTGCGTTCTCCTGGTAATCGACCGGGGTGACAAGAGTGGAAAAGTCACTGGTCGAGTCGTCGTAGAACATCCTGTACAGGGTTGTCCGAATGATCGGCGCAAATTCGCTGCTCAATTTCAGGAAATGGTGGAGGTGGGCGCGAATGATCAACCCCCTCGGCTGGCTGCTCGGCTACCTCTGGGCCATTGCCACTCGCATTCACGTTAGGCTCCATCCTGATGGCGGATCGATGTGGCTTCCCATCTGGATTCAGCCCTACTGGGCGCGCTGCATGGGATGGGAAGTGAGCGAGGAAGTGCTGGAGTCTCGTAAGAAGAAGGCGGCGGGAAAGGAGTCTTCTGATGTCTCGTCCCTCTAACTCCTTTCTGCATTTGTACAACTATGATCTTCATCTTCCCTTTGTCGAGAAGTGGATGCGGCACTGGTATACTGTCCAACCGCCTGATCCGTTGCGACGCCGCTTGTTGGTCTTCTTGTGGATGTTTCGCCTAAGGCTCTCCTTTCGATCAGAACAAATCGACTGCAATCAGCGAATCCGGGGATTCTCCTGCGTTCTGTGGACACCGTTCTTCTCTATTGACTTCTGTTGGAAATACCCACGCTACTTCTCCTACCTCCCGTTGCAGACTTCTCTGGCCGTCCTGTGGCTCCCACAGAAGTGGTGGAATCTCGTCGATGGTGATAAGGCATATCAATATGAATACTCATGGGTCTGGCAGAGATGGGAAATAATGCTGCGATACGAGGCGCGGGAGGATGGAGGATTCGATAAGGTGGCGTGGCTGGAGAAAATTCCTCTCAAAAATAATTCTTGCATTTTATAAATGGTTTCATGTAAGATTCTCCGCATGTCCGATTCCGTCGAAATCCTCTCTCCCCTCGCCCCGCGCGCCCTCTTGCGCCGCCTTGACTCCCCTGCCACTGCCTCCTCCCCCTACGTCGTCCCCGACAGCGCCAAGGAGCGCGGCACGGAATGCGAGGTCGTGGCCATCCCCGACCCGCCTGTCTACGTGACCGAGTGGGGCATACGGCTGCTCTGCCCGGTCAAGGTTGGGGACCGGGTGCTGGTCGGCAAGTACGCCGGAGATTACCGATTCAGGAATGAAGACGTGACCTTGGTTAGATGGGACGAGATTCTGGCCGTCATCGCCGACGAGAAGAACGATAAGAACGAGAAGGAAGAGCTGATCCCATGAGTTCGATCAATCCCAAGCAAATTGTCCTGTGCGATGAAGCGCGCGCCGCCCTCCTCAAGGGAGTCAATGCTCTGGCCGATGTGGTCGGGGCCACTCTCGGCCCCGGTGGCCGCGCGATCCTCCTTGATCGTGGCGCTTTTCAATCCCCGCGGTCCTCGCGCGATGGCGTGACGGTGGCCAAGGAGATCCGCCTTGCCGACCCGCTGGCTGACTTGGCTGTCCGGCTGCTCTACGAAACGGCCAAGCGCGCAGCCGACACTGCGGGCGATGGTACCACGACGGCGACCGTGATAGCGCAACGAATGTTCGTGGAAGGAATAAGGCTGGTTGCTGCCGGAGCCAACCCAACCCTGCTGAAACGCGGGATCGACGCGGCCACGCGCGCAATCGCGGGCGACCGGGGCGAGGACGGCAGGTACTCCGGCGGCACGCTGGCTTCCCTGACCATTCCCATCGCCTCGCCGGACCAGATCGCGCAGGTCGGCACCCTCTCGGCCAACTCCGACCCGGCCATCGGCCAGATGATCGCGGCGGCCCTCGCGCAGGTGGGGAAAGATGGCACGGTCACGGTGGAGGAAAGCCAGTCGCTGGAGACCACTCTCGAAGTCGTCGAGGGCATGCAGTTCAACCAGGGCTACCTCTCTCCCTACTTCATCACTGATCCGGAGCGCATGGAAGCCGTGCTGCTCGGCGACAGCGACGACAACTCTTCCTCTCCCCTCTATGTCTACCTGCATGAGAAACCGCTCCGGCACATGCAGGAAATCCTCCCAGTCCTGACCACTCTCGCTGGCGGGCCGGGGATCGCCTTCACCGGCTCCCTGCTGATCGTGGCCGAGGACATAACCGACTCCGCCCTCGCCTTCCTTGCCGTCAACAAGTACCAAGGCCGCCTCCGCGCCTGCGCCGTCAAGGGACCAGGGTTCGGGGACCGGCGCCGCGCCTTGTTCGACGATCTGGCCGTGCTGACCGGAGCCACCTTGATCTCGCCTGAACTCGGCCTCAAGCCGGACAACATCACGCGCGAGATGCTGGGCCGCGCGACCAAGGTAACAGTAACTAAGGACGACTGCACCGTGGTCGGCGGCATGGGCCGGGCGGACCAGATCGACGCGCGACGGGCAGACCTGCGCGAACAGGTGGCTCGGGCCAGCGGCGACTACGACCGGGTTCGGCTGGAGGAGCGGCTGGCCAAGCTCACGGGCGGAGTGGCTGTGGTGAAGGTAGGTGGGCAGACCGAGGCCGAGATGAAGGAGAGGAAGGACCGCGCGGAGGACGCGATGTACGCGACCAGAGCGGCGGTCTTGGAAGGGATCGTGCCGGGAGGGGGGGTGGCGTTGATCCGGGCTGTGGACTCGCCGCAGTTCCAGAAGGAGATGCGCGAGAAGGCTGTCCTCAGCGATACGATAGCCGGCTGGCAGTTGGTTGTGCGGGCCTGCGAGGAACCTCTGCGCCGGATCGTCCAGAACGCGGGCGGCGAGGGAGGGGAAATTGTGGCCGAGTTCCGCCGCCGCATCCGAGAGGGACAGGACATTGTGGTGGCGGAGAACGCTGCTGGCGAGGAGCGCAAGCTCAGGATAGAAGGCTACGGCTACAACGCGGCCACCGGGGAGTTTACCGACCTGTTGTCGGCCGGGATTATCGACCCAGCGCGGGTCACGCGGACGGCTCTGCTTGCAGCATCAAGCATAGCGGGACTGCTGCTTACCAACGAGGCCATCGTCGCGGATGACGTCGCGGCGGCGGCGGAGGTCAGGAAGTCGCTGACCCCGGTGATGCCTGGTGGGCAGCAGCAAATGCTGCAGTACTGAGATCAAGAAGTGGAGACAAAGAGCGATGAAAATTCTCTACGTTGTTCACGTCTACAAGTGGAAGCGGTGGAACAAGACCATTTGGACTCCGGGGGGCAAGCCGGTGTCAAGGCATGCCGCAATGAAAGCGAAGGCAAGGGCCGAACGTGCATTTCCAAATGCGAGGTTTCGTATTAAGGAAGTCTCTGCCTGAATGACCCCCCTCCCCCCATCCCGTTCCCAGCCTCCCTCGCTCGACCGCCTCCTGACGCGCGCCCAAGTCATCGAGGAACTTCGCAAGGAGCGTGGAATGCTCGGGCTGACGGCAGTGGCAAAACGGTACGAACTCTCCCCACAGCAGATCGCCGACGTGCTGGCGATTCCTCCGAGAGCCAGGTTATCGCGCCGGATGTACACCAAGCTGCGCTGGAAATTGTGGGAACTATTTGAAAGGTTGCCGGAATGACTGTCCCTCTATTACTACTCTCTGATGCTATCGCGTCCAATACTGGCCTAAGCAGAATCGCTCGCGACCTCTCTACGCGCATCCATGCTGATCTCTCTGACACCTTCCGTATTGCAACTTTCGGTGTGGGTGGGTACATTTCCACTTCCTCGCGCTTCCCTTTTCAGAATGGATCGATCCTGCGTCTCGATAGAATGGTTCCCAGAGATTTACCAGATTTCTGGATTGACCATGCAGGACGTTATGGTGATGGGAAGCAGCAGGACAGCGAGACTGATCTAACTGAACGTGAAGGACAGGTTCGCAAGGGTATTCTGCTAACGTGCTGGAATCTTTCGTGGACCCCTTGGCTCTCTCAGCCCCACCTCCTCCCCCCGGACCATCCCTTGCGCCAGTTCCTTCTCCAGCGCCCTCAGTCGGTCAGCCTCGACCACTGGAACCAGATCAGTAACCCCCAGTCCCCCTCGTTCTCGCCCCAGCTGCTCTCGCGGCTGGCCCAGTTTCCCTTTCGCCGCTGGCTCTACTGCCCAATAGACGGCAACCTCCCTGACGGTACTCTCGGCCACCAGCTCGCCCCGGTCCTGCAGGGATTCGACCGCCTCCTGGCCTACACGGGCTACGGCTCTCAGGTCATCGAGCGGACTCTGGAGAAGTGGGGCGGCCAGTCGGCCGTCACCACGATCAACTCCGTCCCCCACCTCCCTCACGGGCTGGACAAGGCAGTCTTCTACCCACGTGATCGCCGCCTGGCCCGGCAGACCTTCATGTCGCGCGTCTCGAACGGAGTCAGCGCCCTCCCCCTGCGCGACGACCAAGTTCTCCTCTGCATGGTGGCTACCAACTCCTCGCGCAAGGACTGGGGGCTGGCATTCCAGACTGCGGCCGAGCTTCTCCGCCGCGGCAGACATGTCTTCCTCTGGGGGCATACCGACGCCTTGGTTCCGCATCCCGGCCTTCCCTCTATTCACTGGAACCTGCCCGCTCTTGCCAAGCAGTTCGGCATGGAGCAGCGCGTGGTCCTGACGGCGGAGCGGCTTTCTGACGAGGACATGGCTCAGGCCTACTCTGCCTGCGATGTGATGCTGGCGACCAGCAGCGAGGGCTTCGGGTATACCCCGTTCGAGGCGCTGGCTTGTGGGTTGCCCGTGGCCGGTACTTCCTACGCAGGTAGTTCGGAGTTTGTCCCGCCGGAGATGCAGGCCGAACCGGTCGCCTACTGTCTGGAGAATCCATACCTGATCCAGCGCCCACTGTACGATCCGGAGAAGGTGGCGGATCTGGTGGAGAAATTGATGGCGGGCTATCCTGATCGCGCGCGGTCGCTGCTGGATGCGAGGTTCGAGTGGGAGAGCAACTGGGAGGGCTGGAAGAAGTGGTTGCTGGAGGGGGTGGAACGATGAGCGATTACAAATTTGGCTTCACGGGATTCAAGACGGGGCAGGAGGCAAGGCCGGATGTGGTGGTGCCGGAGGGGATGCTGGAGGCGGCGGAAAAGGCTGGACGAGATGAAGATGGATTTGTGGCAAACAATCTCCGCACGACCATCACTGCCGCTCTACGTTGGCAGCGGGACAACCCGCCGGTGCCGACCGACGCGCAGTACACTGAATGTTTACGTGCAACCGATAAGCCGGGTTCTATGGTGGTCCATTTATACGAGAAGGGGGAGCCGCAGAAGGCAATCGCTGAGTGGATCAGGAGAATGTACGATGCTAAATCAAGTCCGCGAGATAATCCGACTGTCGAGCGAATCGTAGAGGGATTTCGCGGTGTCACGCTTTCCCGCGCTGAGGCTGGCTACATCATCGATCAACTTAACATGGTGACGCATGGCTGATCTAAGAATTATTGTCGATCCAGAGGACGAGCCACTTCTAGGCCACTATGCTTGGTACGCGGAACAGGGAAATCGAAGCATCTGTATCGTCCGCAAAACGCGGTCGCGTGCCATGGGGACTCACATACGCATACCTCTTGCAGAGGCTATCTTGGGACACAAAGATGGCTTCATCATTGATCACATCAATGGCGATCCATTCGATAATCGCCGCTCAAATCTTCGTCACGCTACAATCGCGGAGAACAATCGAAACTCTAAGCAGCGGAAAAGCTCGACAGGTCTACGAGGCATTCGCCTGACACCTTATGGGAAATGGTCAGCAAGGATTGTGTTTAATCGGAAAGTTACTGATAGATCATTTGATACCCGCGAAGAGGCGATTGCTTGGCGTAAACAAATGGAGCGCGAATGCTTCGGTGAGTTTGTGAGGGCAGAATGAGTCGCATCCTCGAAGCCTACCGCCGGGGCCAGCAATCGCCTATTGCCAAAGGGGGATAGAGATGTTCGACTGCAGGTTCAAACGCGAAGTCCTCCACCTGTTGCGAGAAATTCTTGCCAGGCTTCCTCAACCCACAACCCCGATTACAATCAAATTCAAGGAGCTTACCATGAACCCAACCGAAGCCGGTCAGACACAGGTCTTCACCGGAACCCTTCAGCCGGCCGGGGCCGTCTTCCCGTCCGACTCTGTTTTCGCCGTCACCTCGAACGATCCAGCCGTCGCGCCTACCGTGGACGCGACCGGCCTGATCGTCAGCGTGACCTACCCTGCGGGATGGACCGAAAGCACGACTACTCCCCTCGCCTTCGCCTACACAGCCACCAGCGCCTCGACGGGGATGTCCCTCGCGGCGACGATCACTCCCAGCGCTCCGCCGCCGCCGATCCCGACCGGCATCACGTTCGTGCAGACAAGCTGACCCTCTAACCTTCAACCTCTAACCTTCTAACCCTTTGCCCCGGCGGCGCGGCCTGAAACTTCCTTAATCCTCCTGACCGCGCCGCCACTTTTTGATCCGTCACAGGAGACCGCGCAATGCTTCCGTCCGAGTTCCCCTCCGAGGCCATCGACAAGGTAGCGATCGGTTACTTCTTCCGGCAGGGATTCCGCCCTCGCGGTGTCGTGCATGTCGGCGCCAACGACGGCTACGAGATTCAGTTCTATCTTGACCTTGGCGTGGAGCGCGTTCTTGCCTTCGAGCCGCTGGACTCCGCCTTCGAGATTCTGCAGCGGAAATTCTCCTCCGACTCGCGCGTGTTGCTCTCTCCCTACGCGCTGGGCGACGAGCCCGGAACCAGGACTCTCCGCGTGGCCCGCGGCGACGGCATGGACAGCACGTTCCTCGCGGCCGTCCCCGGCTCGGACAGGTTCATCGGCGACTTCATTGGCTTTCAGCAGGCCGACATCGCCCGGTTCGATTCCCTCGGCGTCAACCTTCTCGGCTACGATACTCTGGTCGTCGATACGCAGGGAATGGAACTGCACGTCCTGCGCGGGTTCGGCGAGCAGTTGTCCGCGTTCAGCTTCCTCAATATCGAATGCTCTCGTACTCCAATCTACGCAGAGGGCCATGCGGCGCAGGAGATTATCGACTACCTCGACGCCCGAGGTTTCCAGCAGGAGACTCCCATCGAGGACCATAACGATATTCTGTTCTGCAGGCGAGGATTGGACCAGAGAGACCAGGCAGCCGCGCCCGAGGAAACCCCCCTCTGCCGCATTGCTGCCCGCTACTGCTGCGACAAGTGCCCCGCGATCCGGCATCATTACACTCCCTTCTACCACCAGTTACTCGGCAACTGCGAAATCCGCCGCGTCCTAGAAGTCGGCGTCTACGGCGGGGCCAGCCTGCGCACGTGGCGCGACTACTTCCCCCAGGCGCAGGTCTTCGGGCTGGATTTCAACTCCCTCTACATCTCCGACCCTTACTTCGCCTTCAACGAGGAGCGCATTCATACCTACCTCTGCGATGCGCTGGTGAAAGAACAGGTGGACCGGGTGGTTGGTGGGCTGTGCGGCCCCGGCGGCCTCGACGGCGGTTTAGATCTCATCATCGACGACGCGGGCCACGCGCCTGTGGAACAGCTGATCATGCTTGACAATCTGATCCCCTACCTCCGTCCGGGCGGCCTCTACATCATCGAGGACGTGATCGCTGACTACGCAAGCGCGCTCTCCGCGGCGATCTCCTTCCCCCACGAGGTCCACAAGTTCGGCCATATCCCTCCCCCAGACGACGACTGCCTGATTGTAGTGAGAAAGGAATAAGCGAAGAAGATGACCCTCTACGAGCCGAAATTCTGGGTGGACTTTCCCAACCTGCCGCAAGTCCCGACCTCTTGGAGAGGCTTGGAGAAGATCCTGCCCGACATCATCACGCGGTTCAGCCTCAAGACCGACCTTGCCGTGGAATTCGGCGTGTGGCATGGGTTCTCAACCGCTGCCTTGGCCTGCAACTTCGCGCGCGTGATCGGCGTGGAGCCGTTTACCGGGGACCGGCTACCGGGCACCGAGGACGTGCCGATGATCGAGACCACTCGCAAGACCCTCGCTCCGTGGCCGAACGTCGAGCTGGTGGAGTCCGGATTCTTCGAGTACGCCTGCCCGGACGCAGACCTGATCCACACCGACATCGTTCACACCTACCCCATGACCTTTGCCTGCGGGGTACTGGCTCTCAAGCACACCCGCTGCGGAATTTTCCACGACACGGAATCCTTCCCTGAGGTCAAGGCCGCGCTGGCGGACCTGGCTCAGATCAGCGGGTTCACATTCTATAACTATCCCTACCACGAGGGACTGGGCATACTGGTGAAGGAGTAAGTGGCATGATCAACGTACTTGTTAGCGGGGGTGCAGGATTCTTGGGCAGTCACCTGACCGACTACCTGCTCAACTCCGGCTACAACGTGGTAGTGCTGGACGATCTCTCGGGCGGCTTCCTTGAGAACCTGGAATGCCGCGCCTCGGGCAAGCCGGGGGACGAGCCCGTGGTCCAGCGAGACTGCATCTTCGTCAAGGGATCGATCACGGATGCGAGGTTCGTGGACCGCCTGTTCGAGCAGTACAAGTTCACCTACGTCTGGCATCTGGCTGCGTTCGCCACCGAAGGCCTCTCACATTTCATCAAGCGTTTCATTCACGAAAACATCCTCATCGGCTCGGTCAACCTGATCAACGCTTCGGTCAACCATGGCGTCAAGTGTTTCATCTACACGTCCTCGATGGCGGTCTACGGGACCAACCAAGTCCCCTTCGACGAAGCCATGCCGCCCCATCCCGAAGACTCTTACGGCATCGCCAAGGCCGCGGTGGAGCGCGAACTAGTCATCACCAAGGAAATGTTCGGGCTGGACTACGTGATCTTCCGTCCGCATTCAATCTTCGGCCCCCGGCAGAATATCGGCGATAAGTATCGCAACGTGGTCGGGATATTCATGAACCGGATACTGCATGGACTGCCCATGCGCGTCTTTGGCGACGGCGAGCAGGTCCGGGCCTTCACCTATGTCTGCGATATTATTCCCATGATCGCGCAGGCTCCGACCGTCCCCGCGGCCTATGGCCGGATCTTTAACGCTGGCGGCGAGACCCCTATTACTATAAATCACTTGGCCGAGCTGGTGGCCGAGTCGATGGGAGTTCCTCTGAGCGTCGAGCATACCGAGCCGAGGTACGAAGTCAAGCTGGCCTATTGCGATCACCGGCCGGCGCGGGAGGTCTTCGGATTCGAGCCGGTTACGTCGCTGGAAGACGGCATGCGCGAGATGGCGGCTTGGGCGAAGAAGCGCGGGGCGCGGCAAAGCAAGGACTTCCAGAACATTGAAATCACAAAGAATCTGCCGAGTTTTTGGAGGAAGTAATGCATTCACTCGTTCTGGGAAACGCTACTCTGCACTGGCAGGACGCTACCGATCCGGCGCACAACTGGAAGGCCTGCGTGGAATCCTGGCAGTCCTCTGCCTCGCGCTGCTATCCCGTGTACGAGGTCTACCACAAGCCGATGATGATCGCCTATCAGGAGATCTTTGAGAACACGGCGGAAGACATAATCGGCTACGTGCATGACGACGTTTCGATTTACGAGCCGGACTGGGACTTGCGCGTGCTGCGCGAGTTCGATGATCCGACGGTCGGGGCGGTGGGATTCTTTGGGGCGCTCGGCCACTGCTATCCATTTCTCTATGAAGTCCCGTTCGAGGTCGGCAACATGACCCGGATCGAAACCCGGTCCAACATGCGCCGCGATGCCGAACGCCATGGTAGGCGATTCGCCGGGGAGTGTGACGTGGCGGTGTTCGATGGATTCGGAATATTCGTGCGCCGATCCGTGATTGAGAAATGGGGTGGGTGGCCGCAGGGAATCCCTTGCTCGTACTGGTGCTACGATTACGCTATCTCCTGCGAGGTGCGCCGACAAGGTTTGCGTAATCGCCTCGTCGGCATCGACTGCGATCACTGGGGCGGCAAGAGTCCTTCTATTATTGCTGAAGACGCCGTGGCCGCGCATCGGTGGCTTTATGACAACTACCGCGACGTCCTGCCGTATTACGCGGAGGTCCGCTAATGCCCAACCCAGTTCTGATCCTTTCCTACAACCAACTCCCCCTTCTGCAACGCTGCATCAAGTCAGTCCGGGCGCAGGATATTCCTACTTCTCTCTACGTCGTGGATAACGGCTCGACCGATGGCAGCAGGGAATGGCTGGGAAGCGACGAGTACGAAGGGATTGCTGCAATCAATTCCAATAACACAGGAGTGAGCAAGGGCTGGAATCAGGGACTGCGGCATATTTTTGCGACGTCTCCTCAAGAGGGATACCACCATATCGCCGCGGATCACTGCCTCGTTCTCAATCAGGATGTGATCCTCCCTCCCTTCTTCTATCGCGAACTCCTGAATTGCCAAGTCCCGCTGGTCACCGGCTATCCTGTGGAGACAATGGAAGAGCTGGGTAAGTTCCGCCTCAATCTTACTCCTGCCCCTTGTTTCTCTGCCTTCCTGATCCGGCGCAAGTGCTGGGAGACTGTAGGCCCGTTCGACGAGCGGCTCTGGAGCTGGGCCGGGGACTGCGCCTATCACGTAGAGGGCCATCAGCGCGGAGTCAGCATGCAGAAGGCCGAGATTCCCTTCTTCCATCAGGCCGGTACTACCATGCGCACGGCCTCGCCCGAAGAGCGAGAGTGGTTCGGACGTCGTGCCGAAGCGGACAGGGAAACCTTCAAGTCGATCTACGGCTGCAAGCCGGACGATCCGCAGTACGCGCTGTTGTTCATACCGGAACTCTTTGGGTCCAGAAAGGTGCAACGATGAACTCAACCATGAACGATCTTGCCCTGCTCGCCATTGGCATTGGAATGGGACTCGCGCTTGCCCTTGTAGCCGTGATGGTCTACTCTCTCTACCGCCTAGTCACCCAGTTCCGTTCCTCCGCTGCCGCCCTCCTCGCCCGCGTTCACGAGGCCCTCGCCGCCGACAAATTCTCCATGGACCAGCTCCGCGGCGAAGTCACCTTGGCCCTCTCGCGCGTGGACGCCGAACGCCTTTACTCGGCCTCTCTCACGCTCAACCGGCTCGTCAAGTCTCTGGCCTCCCAAGTCGATACCCTCCAGCGCGCGCTGTTCGCGCAGCCTCCTGCACCGGCGATCGACTGGACTTCTCCCGGCACCGGCCTCGACGACGAGGCCGCAGACGACGCGCGGATGCTGGCCGAGCGCGCCAGGTGGCAGCCGATCAGCCAGCCAGCCAGTCAGCCGACCAACCAGCCTCCCCCCGACCCCCTCGTCAGCCTGACCGAAGAAGAGAAATCCCTCCGCGTGCAGCAGTTCTTCGAGCGCCGTCGAGCGGAACAGGCCGCTGCTGGAATGACCGTCGGCAGCGGCGCCTACCAACCCTTTACCGGCTCCGTTCTCCCACCCTCTACCCCTCCCGCTGCGGGTTCTGGAATCTATTCCTCCCTCTTGGACGAAGCCGGCCAGCGCCCGCAGCCTCCCTCCCAGCCAGCGGATTTCAGTGGACTGGAGATGGAAGAGGGGGTAGAGTTGTCGGGGAAGGGAGAACTCGGCTGATGACAGAACGCTGGCGGACTCCACCAGAAATATTTGATCCGCTTAACGCCGAGTTTCATTTCGATCTCGACGCAGCCGCGGATCTTGAACTTAGACAGTCGGCGCTGTTCTTGACTGACGCCCTTGCCGCTTACGATTGGCCGGGGCAGCGAATCTGGCTCAATCCCCCCTATGGGCGCAAACTAGAGCCATTTGTTCGTAGAGCCGCTGCTGAGGCAGCAAAGGGCAAATTGATAGTTGCCCTGATTCCGTTTCGTTGTCGAGCGGCATGGTGGCACGAGTGCGTACTAGGTCGAGCCTCGGAAGTGCGTTGTGTTCGTAAACGTATCCGATTCTTGCGTCCTGATGGGTCGCGTCCGAAGTACACTGGATCATGTGATTCGTGCATTGTTATTTGGCGTGGAGCTACGGCGCAGACTCTATTAACTGGGACGCTGGAGAAGGGAGAACTCACCTGATGGCAACGGCCTCGCAGTCACCGGAACCGCAGCCGCCACAGCCGGCCGACTCCCCTGCCGAATCCGCTCCCCCGCCCGACTCTACCCCCGCCGACTCCTCCCCTACCGAACCCACCCTCGCCGACCGCCACCGTCACTGGGCGGCCTCCGCCGGCCAGTCCATCGCCGAGATCGCCAAGCAGGAAGGTGTCCCTGAATCCGAGATCCTCCTCTCCATCCAGCGCGTGCGCAACGACAACGAGCAGTACTCCTCCGCCTGGGCCGGTATCGAAACCCGCAAGCTCTACATCCAGACCCTGCCCAAGATCAACTCTGCCATCGGCGAGGCTCTCTCGGCGACCAAGCTCCACGGCAAGAAAGTCGTGATGATCGACAAGGAGACCGGCGATGCGGTTACGATGGAGGAGACAGTAGAGCGGCCCGACCACGACGTTCGCCTGCGTGCGATTGATGGGGTGCGTTATCTCCTGTCTGTCGTCCAGCCGAAAGATCCGGCCGTCCAGATCACCTCGAACTCGCAGACCAACATCCTCAATCAGGCTCCCCAAGTCGCTGCGGGCGCGGGAGGGCACGCTGGGCTGACCAGCCCGGAGGCGGTGATCCGCGCCATTGTGACGGCGAGGCAGCATTCGCTGACCTCGGGCAATCCAGCCAGTCAACCCGCAACCTTGGAAGGAGAACCTGTTATGGATCGTAGCACGGAAGAACTTCCCGACGATGACCAAGTGCCTGTCGATGATGATGATAATGACGACGAGGAATACGATGAAGAGAGCGAAGACGAAGAAGAGGAAGCAGACGACGAAGAAGAGTGAACTCTGGAACAATGCCGACCTGCGTGAAGTCTTCTCCATTTACAACGAGCGGTACTTAGGCGGTAAGCTGGCCTTATACAACCTCTCCTTTTCTCCTATCGATGAACTTGGGCATGCGTTCCGCTATCGGACTGTAGGCAAGCGTCGTGACGAATCCGATGCATGGGAGATTCACATTAGTAGTAGGCTCCGCTACTCGCGCCGACTCTGGGCGACGACTCTCCTGCACGAGATGGTTCATCTTAAAATGCGTAACCGGCATAGTTGTGGTCTACGCGGGCGGCGGTTTAACAAGCGGATGCGTGAGTTGGCTATGGCTGGCGCGTTCGATGGACTTTGGTGAGAAGGGGGAGGAGGAGGACGAATGAAGGCACGTGTCGCTAACAACATTCGTGAATTGATTGGCCATCTCATCGGAAAGAGGCTAATTGAGATTACGTCTGAAGATGAAGAGGATCGTGTTGCGGGGAGGGACAGATTCGTAACCTTGATGTTCGACGATGGGAATACAGCTACGTTCTACTTTGCCAAGGATTCGTCAGTCTATCGAGGAAATTCTCCGATGTCCTTCAGCGATCCTGACAACAAGGATCAGAGTTTTGAGGATGGTTATTTCCATCCCACGCCAGAAGATAAAGCGCGGCACATGTGGATTGCGGTCGATTGGAGAGATGCAACTGGAACAGAGCAGCATGTCCTGCCGGGGTGGACCGAGGATCACTTTCTTGATGAGGGGTGTTGGTGTAAGCCAGCTAAAAAATTCCGCGATGATGGCTCTTGGTATTGGGGACATAATGAGAAGGAAGGGGAGAAGGAGTAAACTTCCTCCATGCGCCTGCACCGTGCAGATCCTCTGATTAACGACGCCATCGAAGCTCTCGACCAGCGCCTTGCCCAGGCCAAGCACACTCTCCCCAAAGGCTCCGACGACGAGCGCAAGGAATATGCATGGACCCTGCTCTCTGCCGTCGAGCGGCAATTCGTCTACGACGAAACCGCGCGCTGCGTTCGTGACCGTGTTTACTATCTCCAGAACTACCATGTGATCCAGCCCGAGGGCGGCGTTCTTACCTGCATGGCTCCTCTCTATGACCTCCAGTGGATGATCGAGGAGATGCTTGCGAGGAAACTGGCCGAAGAGGGCCGCGCCTTCCTCGTCATCGATAAGCCGCGCCAATCCGGCGGAACAGAGTATTGCAACGGGGTCATGTGCTGGCGGACTTTCTTTCTGCCCAATGCCTTTACCTTATCAGTAGCACAGAACCCTAAGACTGCGGCGTGGATACAACGTAAGGTAAACATCGCCTACGAAAACTTGCCTTGGTGGATGCGGGCTGAAAAGCAATATCACACCCGCGGCGAGTACCTAGAGTATTCGCGAAAAGATGAGAGTCGTAGGTTTGCTGACCCTGGCTTGGGAACCATTCTAGTTACGACGCATTCAGGCGAAACTGGGGGAGTTGCAATCGGACGGACTGTGCGCAGTTTGCATATGTGTCTAAGCGAGTCCAACTTCGTTATTGATTCAGAAGGCTATCATAAGTCTATATCCTCTGTTGTGGTTGGTTCAACAATCAGAACTCCAACGGGGTTGGCCAAGATAACAGCATTTACCAGCAAAGATGCTGCTACGATATATCCCGGCTCGGAGATAGGTTACCGTATAACTCCGTGGTGCGGTTCTGCGTTTCCTATCGAGGGTACTGGAAATCATCGTGTGATGGTAACGGAGCGTGTAGGTCTGTGGAGACTTGAGAAACGGCGTAAGCGTAATGGGGAAGGCATATCTGACAAGTCAGTCGTGTGGACTGGGATGTGTCAGTTGGCGGATTTGACCAAAGGGCATGAACTCGTCTATCCTGTTCGTCCAATTACTAGACACGGAGTAGGCTGTAACGTTTTCTCTGAATCTTTGTCCGGGCACGAGCGCAGACAAAAGGGTGGAGTGATAAGCAGGTGGACTCCTCCGAAGCCTTCACGTGAGTTTGGGTTTGCTATTGGATTGTATCTCGCAGAGGGCTGTATATCTAGGAATAGACATGGTTGCCTTAGTCTGGCGCTGGACAGTGATGAGCGGCAACTGGCCGATAGGTTTGCGGCTTGTGTGGGAATGAAATATAGTAGAGATTTGAGAAGTCCATCGCGGACGGTAGACTACAACTTCTACTCTGCTGCCTTGTCTGGTTGGTTTGACCGCTACATCGGCTGTAAGGATTTTAAGCACATTCCTCAATGGGCATGGACAAATGGAAAAGAGTTCGCCAAGGGCATTGTTGAGGGGATGATTCTAGGCGATGGGCACGTCAATCCTAAATTTCATATAGTGCAATTCACAACTATTCGTGCTCACTTGGCGGTAGAATTGCGCGATCTAGTTGCCTCCTTGGGATTTGGTTGGGGAGGATTGCACCGTAGGGAAGCAGGCATATACTATGGCAGGAATTGTCGGACTCGCTTCGATCTTATATTCAATCGGTATTCCAATGATCGTATTAGGAAGGAATTTGGGTGGAAGCCTTCTAGTTATCACGATTCTAGGGATCGAGAACTTACACACTGGACGTACTCAGACGACAAGACAAAGGTATTTGTAGCCATCCGTAAAATTGAGCGAGTACCTTTGGATTGTGTATATGACATTGAAGTTGATTCCCCTGAGCATGAGTTCTTACTCCCTTGTGTGTGGACGCATAACTCAGAAACGTCGAGATGGCCCGCCTCAGATATTTTTTCGAGTGACATCAAGCCGTCCCTTGAAAAGGCTCCCGACCCGATCGTCCTCGCCGAGTCCACCCCCAACGGCATGTCCAACTTCCATCATGACCTCTGGGTGGCCGCCACCGACGATCACGACGAAGATACCGACTGGACCCCTCTCTTCCTTCCGGCCTATCGCGACAGCAAGAACCGCCGTCGCATTCGCATCGCCCAGCAGCCGTTTGTCCTGACAGAAGAGGAGCAGAAGGTCCAGGCGCGCGTTCAGATCGAGGAAAATTTCACGATCCCGCCTGAGTTCTGGAACTTCCGTCGTCGCGGCATCAAAGACTCCATCGCCGAGTCCGGCTTCCCCTACGGCCATCTCGAATGCTATGCGATCACGGCGCGCGAGTCCTTCCAGGCCTCGGGTTACTCGGCCTTCGCCCGGCACAAGCTGGATCAGCAGGAGTCCAACGTTCGCAAGCCTCTCTGGGTCGGGGAGATCGTCTACCAGGGCCGGGGAGCCATTCCCAAAATCCATCTCGAATACATGCTCGACAAGGAGGGACGTTATCGGGATGTCATGTTGCCGAAGCGCGGGAGCGTGGGGAGCCGGTTCTATCTCTGGCAGCAGCCTGACTCGAGCGCGATCTACTACATCGGAGCCGATGCGGGTGAGGGTATCGGCCAAGACTTCTCAGTGGCCGAGATTCTCCGCGCCGGCTTCCTGAACGAACCTGACATCCAGGTAGCCGAGTGGGTCGGGAACGACGAGCCCCCTGAAGCCTTCGGGCGCATTCTCTACGCCATCGGCCACTATTTCAACCGCTCGGAGATCGCCGTCGAGTACAACGGGCCGGGCCGCTCGACCGCTGATCACCTGATGAACCAACTGGAATATCCCAACCTCTACATCCCCCGCCACACCGACCGCTTCAAGGGACAGTTCGCTGCGTACATGCACTGGCAGACCACGCCTAAGACCAAGCCTCTGTTGCGCAACAAGATGAACGAGACTCTGCTGGAAGACGGCATTCTGATCCAGTCGGAGTACCTGCTGAACCAACTACGTGCCTGCGAGGCGGAGGGCGAGTCGTTCTCGGCGATGGAAGGGAACGACGATGCGGCGGTCTCGATGACCATCTGCCTCTATTGCCTGCGTCAGACTGCTCCTGACCTGCGTCGGCCGGTGGGACAGTCCGCCTCCACTTCTACCTCCTCCACCTCGGCTACAGCCTTGGTCAAGGCTCTCCACCCTCCCCTTGGCGCCGTGATCTACGGCGTCTATGACCCTCTGTATCGCCTCCGCCATCAGAAGCGGTCACTCCAAGAGGCCGAGGACATCGTGAAGGCTAACCCCGGCTGGCAAATCCGTCCGATCTGCGTCTCCAAGGCCAACACCGCCTTCTCCGTCATCCATCACGGGCGCGGGTTGGAGCACGAACTCTACGCCGGGGGGATGGCAGACCGCGAGATCACTCCCCAGATCGTCACGCAGTATGCTGCGGCCACGGGGCGGCTGGACGGGATGTTCCGAGGACAGGGCTGGGGGGCGGCCTCGCCCGGTGCTGACGCGGCGCAGTGGGATTCCAATCTGGGTGATCTGGGTGGCGGGGAACTGGGAGAGTGGTCGGAGATGGTCTAGGGGAAGTAGTGTGAAAGGTGTTGTAAAAGTTCATGGAATCATGTAGGCTTTCTATTATGCCTATCTGGTACGACTCTTCTAGCTATGCTGTGTTTCATGGGGACGCGCTGACAGAATTGCGCGGATTCAGAGAGAGGACGTTTAATTGCTGCGTGACGAGTCCGCCATACTGGGGACTGCGGGATTACGGGACGGCAGAGTGGGAGGGCGGCAGTGTGGGGTGCGACCACAGGGCAAATGGCGAGCGCCGGCAGATACCCCACGGCGACGGGAGGCCGATTGAAACAGATGGCTATGCTCAGAATCGAACGCTGATTGCTGGAGTGGGAGCGAACTTCAAAGAACGCTGCGGCAAGTGCGGCGCTACTCGTATCGACTGGCAGTTAGGACTGGAGAAAACGCCAGAGGAATATGTCGCCAAGATGGTTGAAGTGTTCCGCGAGGTCCGGCGAGTCCTGCGTGGGGATGGAACGCTGTGGCTCAATATGGGGGATTCTTATTGTTCGCAGCCAAATCAGCGCGTGCAGAAGCCCAAGGGAAGAAACGACGTTGCTGGATACAAACAAGCAACAAATCATGGATCGCTCACGCAAGGGAGCAATTACGTTCCCGGTCTAAAAGCGAAGGACTTGATTGGCGTGCCCTGGCTCCTCGCCTTCGCCCTACGCGCCGATGGCTGGTATCTGCGGCAAGACATCATCTGGTCGAAACCAAACCCGATGCCCGAGAGCGTGCGCGACCGCTGCACCAAGGCGCATGAGTACCTATTCCTACTCACCAAGAGCGCGCGGTATTACTACGACGCAGAGGCTATCAAGGAACCAGCGACTGCCGACCATCCCGCAGGGGGGAACAATAATCACAAAGGCACAACCGCTTACCTTGCGGGCGATGAGCGCCAAAGGACAAAGGCTGGATTGGTAGACTATGCGCAGCGAAGTAGGAATAATCGAGATAACTTCAGACGCGTGGGATCGAAGCGCGCAGCAGTAATTCCCAATCAAACAGTCGGAACGCATCGACCCGACCGAGAAGATTCAGCCTATGATTTGGCAACTCGCAACAAGCGCGATGTATGGACCATTCCTACCTCTCCCTTTCTCGAAGCCCACTTCGCCACCTTTCCACCCAAACTGATCGAGCCTTGCATCCTCGCTGGTTGTCCTCCCTCTGGCCTTGTCCTCGACCCCTTCGCCGGTTCCGGTACCACCCTCGCTGTTGCTAAGTCTCTCTCGCGTCGCGCCGTCGGGATCGAACTCCAAGCCGACTACCTACCCATGATCCAGCGTCGAATCGAAGCGGCAAAGGAGGCGACAACGGTGGTATCATCCTCCTAGCCCAAGGAGTACGTTCTCATGTCTTCTCAATCAGGCTTCACCGGCATCTGGTGTCCCGCCTGTGATCGCGCGCAGACCCCGACTCGCCTCATTCGGCAGATGGCCGCCAAGCAGGAAGGGATGTTGCTGAAATGCCCGACCTGCTCCCGTACCTTCTCTTATGCCGCGCTCATGGCCAGTAATCCCAAGCCCCGGATGGACAAGGTGGAGTTCGTCGAGAAGCAGCCTCCCGGCACTCAGATCCTCCCGCTCTGGATCTACCCCGAAGTCATTGCGGCCCTTCAGCAGAAATTCCCCTCGAACCTGATGACCACCCTCTGCTCGGCTATAACCGCGCTGGCTGACCCTGACGCCGTGCTGATCGAGGGGGACTACGCCAGAGAGATGGCCTCCATCGGTGTCAAGCGCGGCCGGGAAGTTCTCGCCCTCGCCAAGGAGGTCAAGGAACTGCGCGAGGCTGTTGCCGCCGCCCGCTTGCGCGAACAGACCCTCCAGCAATTCTTCGGGTCGATAGGAATGGCGATGCCGCAGCCGCTGGCCCAGCAGCCAGCCCAGCAGCCAGCCAGTCAGTCAGTCAGTCAGCCAGCCAGTCCCTCCGCCGACCCTACCGCGCTCCCGGTGGACGAGCAAGGCAACCCCCTCGTCCCTCCCCATGCTCAGTTCTCCTCCCTGCGTGAGGACGGATCGGGAATGCTGGTTCCCTCGGACGGATCGGACCCGATGGCCTCGCCTGCCAGCCAGTTCTCCTTCCCCACCGGCGCGGTGCCGGCAGCCGACGCGCGACCAGGGTTCATCACAAGGAATCTGCGCTGAGAAGTTGAAACTTTACATGGAATCATGTATGATCCGTCTATGTCTGTGTCCTCCTATCCCAGCCTGACTTATCTTTCTGTCTGTTCAGGCATCGAGGCGGCGACCGTTGCGTGGCACTCGCTCGGCTGGACCCCTCTTGGATTCGCCGAGATCGACAAGTTTCCTTCCGCAGTCCTTGCCTACCACTACCCGGAGATTCCCAACTATGGCGACTTCACGCAAATCACGCTCGACCAACTCCCCTCCCGCCCTGACATCCTTGTTGGAGGAACTCCGTGCCAGGATTTCTCCGTCGCTGGACTCCGCGCAGGGATGGGAGGAGTTCGTGGTCAACTCACAATTGAGTTCGTTCGACTTGCTGAACGTCTGCGGACCCGATGGCTGGTATGGGAGAACGTGCCCGGCGTCTTGTCGGCTGACGGAGGACGAGCGTTTGGAACCTTCCTTGGGGCGCTGGGGAAGATCGGGTATGGGTTCGCCTACCGAGTTCTTGACGCTCAATACTTTGGAGTTCCCCAGCGGCGCCGCCGCGTCTTCCTTGTCGGACATCTTGGAGACTGGCGACGTGCCGCAGCGGTACTTTTTGAGCGCCAAAGCCTGTCAGGGGATTCTCCGCCGCGCCGAGAAGCGAGGCAAGGCGCTCCCAGGGGCGTTGAAATATGCGTTGGATTTAGTGGCGAATCCGACGGAAGCACCGTACGAAATGCTGAAGACGTTGCACGACCCCTCACTAACAGGCACGGCGATCCAGGATTTGTCGCCTTCTCTGAGTCCGCCCAAAGAGGATGTTTCTGGGATGGAGGACAAGTAACTCAGACCCTCGACGCCGTATTGCAGAAGGGCCAGACCATGCCTGAGAAGAACAGGTTCCCTGCGGTCCTCGTCCCGCAGGGAACCTTGAGTACGAACGGCGCGGATGTCGCTCACTCCCCCAGCGTCGACGGATTCGACGCCTTGGAGGATGGAACGGGGCGGGGGACGCCGCTGATACCGATAGCCTTCTCCTGCAAGGACTCCGGTCTCGACTCAGGTGACCAGGCTCCAACTCTCCGCAGCATGAACTTCGATCAGAGCCACGCCAATGCAGGAGGACAGGTTGCTGTTGCCTTCAACCTCCGAGGCCGCGACGGCGGATCGCAGCCGGAACTCGATCCTGACGGCAAGGCAAGCCTCCGCTCGCCGAGCGGAGGCAGCAGCAGGAGTTACGTGGCGACGGCTTTTACTGAGCGCACACGAGAAGGCGGACGCAATTTGGAATACCAAAATGATCTGTCGTACTCGTTGAACAATCCCGGTGCGGGAGGACGTGCTCAGGAACGCAATATCATGACCCCCGCGATGGCCGTCAGGAGGCTATTGCCCGAAGAGTGTGAACTTTTACAGGGATTTTCTCGTGGATACACCAAGATCAGCGACAAAACCGCCGACGGCCCTCGCTACAAGGCTCTCGGCAACTCGATGGCCGTTCCTTGCATGGCCTGGATTGGACGGCGGATTCAACTTATAGATCGTTTGTCCTAGCCTTACCGTTCGCCCTGCTCTATACTGACCCGCGAGATGGCCACCCAGTCCGTTCAGTTCGCTTCCTCCACCCGGCCACCTGCGACCCGCGTCGTCCCCTCCTACGCCAACCGCCCCGACCTTCCACTCCCTTGGCAGCGCCTCGAAGGTGATGTCGTGGCCTGGGCCGACAAGGCTCTCCTCCAGGCGCGCGAGAAGGCCTCTACCTCTCCCATAACCACTCTGATCCCGCGCATTATCCAATACCTCTCTGGCTCGCAGTGGCCGGCGCGCCCGACCGCTTATGGCAACTCGCGGCCCGTGACCAACCGGATGTTCCGTCAGTACTGGGAGCTGGTCTCTCTCCTGACGGACGGCAAGCCCGAGCCCCAGATCAAAGTCTGGGACACCGAGGACGGCTATTCAGAAACCCAGAAGCTCCTTCAGCTCCTCCTCGAACCGTGGGCCGCGAATCCCCTCTATCACGACGCCTTTCAGGACATTGTTGGGTTCGGCTTGCTCGCTTACGCCGTCGGCAAAGTCCAGTGGAACCGGCATCTCGCCGGTGGCCTCGGCGACACGGAACTCTGCGGGGTCAACCCGCTGCGATTTTACAAACTGGGCGTCGAGGGCATCTCCACTCCCATCCCCGAGTGCGAGTGCCTAATCGAATGCCGTCCTGTCACGATCGAGTCTCTTGTCCGGCGCTACGGCGAGGTGGCCCGGCTGATCAAGCCCGACGCCGACCTGTCCTCCTCCGGCCTCAAGCCGATGCGACCCAGCGGTGTCTCCTCCGAGCAGTGGGGAAAGTACTCTCCGCAAATGCAATCAGTCATCTCGCAGGTCGCTGGATCGCGCGGCATGTCCTCGACCACCGACCAGATCTACCCCACCGTTGAGGAACAGATTTTCTGGCTGCGCGACCCGGCGATCAACGAAGGGAAATCCACAATCCGTGTTGGTGCCCAAGTCCGCAGCAGGTCCGGCGAGATTGGCTATGCCAACTGGTCCTACCTCGTCGAGCCGGGCATGCCCCTGTTCCCGCGCGGCCGCGTCTTCTCTAAGGCTGGCGGCCGGATCATGGAGGACACCTGCAATCCCTACTTCCACAATCTCGGACCCGGCCCTTATGTCGAGTTCCTTCCTCTTCGCACCCCCTGGCAGACACCACAGTCGATGTCAGTGATTGGCAACCTGATCGGCTCGCAGGACATTCTGAACCGGCTCATGGCGGGGATGCTAGAAACCATCAAAGCCGGTCTGATCCCGACCATCATGACGCCGACCGACGCGATCTCGCGCGGCGACCTCGACAACCTTTCTACCACTATCTCCGGCGGCAAGATTGAGTTCGACCCGCGCCGCACGATGGGCCAGAAGCCGGAGTTCCGCTCGCAGCCGAGTTTCCCCTCCGCCGCGCAATGGTACACCCAGACCCTGATGCGCGAGATGGACCAGACAACGGGATCGGCGGCTGTGGATGCCGCCGCACAGAAAGAGCAAATCCCCTCGCACGACACGATGGAGATGATTCAGAACTCGCGGTCGTCGATGGTACGACTGCTTGGTCGCCGCCTCGAAAACTTTATGAACCGCTCTGGTCAGATGGTGGTCAGCAACATGCTCCAGTTCTACTCGCTCGGCCATCGCCGTGCAATTCTCGGCGACAAGGGCGAAAGCCAGTGGGACTTCTCTCCCATGTACGGATCGCTGATGCAGCGCGGAATGGCTCCAGAGAAGTTCGTGCGCAAGTTCCAGTTCTCGATCCGGCCCGGCAGCGCCCTCTCGTTCGACAAGGAAACCCGCCTGCAGGCGTCGATCATTCTCAACCGGCAGGGGATCATCTCGACCAAAAATGTCCTGCGCGCGCTCAACCAAGCCGGGGCCAATATCAATATCGAAGAAAACATGAAAGACCTGCAGCAGGAGGCCTTGCAGAAGATGGCGATGGCCGCGCTGATGGCGGGAGGGAAGAAAACGGGAGGGAGGAAGTAGCAATGCCAGTCGAGCGATTCCGCAGCAAGGAGGCCTATCGTCGTAACCTCGCGTATCGCCACGTCCACCACATCCCCATGACTGCTGAGCGCGTCATAGTCGGAGGCCGTTCGCACAGGGTTAAGCATTCCCGTGACCCCAAGCGCCGCCAGATCAACGCGCGCCAGCGGAGGAAAGTAGCCAGCCGCTCGCATCGCAGGGAGGCTCGCCGATGACCTCCACCCTTCGCCATCTCCCTGCTCGCCGCAAGTTCTCCCGTGGTCGCCAGCGCCGCCCAGTTCGCTCCATTCTCGGCGGACGCGGCCCTCTCTCCTTCCGCCGCGCCGCGCGGCAATCCCAGCGTATGCACTCGCGCCGAACCGGATTTCGCGGACTCTGAAAACTAGACATACCAGCAATTATGTGATTGACTTTCTGCGATGGGTAGAGCGTAGGCCGCAATCCTTCTCTTTGCCTGTCCGATGGTGGAGGCCACCGATACCAAAACCCCGTCGCGGCTAGAAGATTCATTTCATCGAGTCCCTCACCGCGAATTCCTACGAAAGGAGGACTCGGAACATGGCGCATCGTCGTCGGCATCGCAGTTCCGTGAAGCGCGAGGCAAAGCGCAAGAAACGCTAAGTCTCCCGTTTTAAGCCCCGATGAGGGGTCAACGGTTCCGAGTCAGCGCGGCAGCAAGACAGTCACCTGCCCTCTGTCGCGCTCGGAACTTTCATCACTACGATCTCATCACCAAAGGAGCACATCTCATGCCCACAACCGACAAGTCCCCCGTCGAGAAGACTGGCCCGCGCGACGAGAAAGATCTCGAAGTCAGCTACGGCAGACCGGTCCCGCAGCCCAAGCAGAAGAAGGGCGATTACGTCGCTTTCGGTGAACTGGCTGGCTCGACCGACACGGCGACTTCCGTCGAAGGCGTTCGCTCGACCACGTTCGGCGACTCCGTAACCGACGCAGCGAAGAACATCTAACCGGCGGTCAGGTAGCCAGTAAGCCAGCGAACCAGAAAGGAACCAGATCGCCGTGGCCACTTCTCCCTTGCCGTCGTCTCCAGCCGCCTCCAGCCAGACGCCTGCGACAGCCCCTCCCAATTTCTATGCCCAGGCCGCCACGGCCCAGCCAGCTCCCGCCCCCGGCCAAGCCGCTGGCGCCGAGGACGCGGCCAAGTTCCGCCGCGCCGTCGAGAAACTGCTGGACATCTTCGACAAGATGGAGAAGTTGAAACCCAACGGCATCGACATCTCGAAGAAGCTCAAGCCGGTGGCGCAGTCCCTCAAGGATTTGAAGAATGAAGTCTTCGAGGGCGAGGAAGGTGAGGAAGGCGCGGACACGGATTCTGGCCCAGTAGCCAGCGCGGGAGGAGGGACCGGTGCCGGAGCTGGCGCAGGGGCCGGTGCTGCCTCTCCTCCACCTGCCATGCCCGGCGGAGCACCCGGTACGGGCGCTTGAGTTTGATCGCAACTCTAACCTAACCCCAAGGAGAAAACATCATGCCAGACCTCGACAATTCCCTGGACGACCTGCTCAACACCTTTGCTGAAGCCGATCGCCCTGCCGCGCGCGACCTTATCACTCGCAATGCTGCGGCGCAATCCCATCTGACCTCGCGTGAGACTGTCTATCGCGCGTTTGTGGACAATGACCCGGTGAAGCTGCAACAGGCTGCGGCTGGGGCGGCAGGTAGCCAGAATCCTCCGGTCGTAGCAGCCCAGCCCAATCCTGCCAATCCCGCTAATCCCCCCGCCTCTCCTCTCAGCGTCTCCCTCGATC